ATGGATAACATTATGGAACAGCTCCAAATGCCGTTTAAAGCAGAAGATATTGAGTGGCGGGTGCAGAGAGCAATGAAGACAAAAAAAGGGCCGAAAGCAACTGTAATGGCATATGTGACGAACCGAGCTATCATGAATCGTTTAGATGAAGTGTTCGGCGTAGGTGGGTGGAAAAACGAATATGTTGAGTGGAGACAAAAAGGCGTTATGTGCGGTATCACAGTCAAAATTGGCGGTGAGTGGGTCACGAAATGGGATGCTTCTGATGAAACGAATATCGAGAGTACCAAAGGCGGTTTCAGTGGGGCTATGAAACGAGCGGCTGTACAGTTTGGTATTGGTCGTTACCTTTACAATCTTGATGAGTATTGGGTGGATATAAAAGACAAAGGTCAATTTTATATTAAATCAGGCAAAGGTAATGATGAAATAACAGGTCGATGGGATGCACCTACATTACCTGCATGGGCGTTACCGAGTAATAATCAACCAAACAATAATCCTACCCCAAGTCACTATCAGGAATTATCTGTTATTGATCTAGAAGCTAAGTGGGAAACGTTAGCTGGCACAAAGGATGGCTTTGAAAAATTCTTTAATGACAAAATTGATGAAGGTCACTCTTACGAAAAAATTAATGATTTTTTACAGAGGAAGATAGATGAAAAACAAAAATAGAGCGCTCACAACCACGAAAGCGCTCTAACATAAAAAGGTTAGTCCAATTATAACACACTTTTCAAATAATGGAGGAATTAATATGACTGAATTACAGAAGCAGGTTGAAGCAATTTTAAACGATGGTGAGCAGGCTGAGGACTTTACCGTATCAAATATGGAGGATGCATTGGTAGCTGACGCTCGCATCATGTACCACAAAGGTAAGCAACAAGAGATTCAAGATATGCTCGACAGTCAATTGGAAGCTCTCAAAAACAAGGAGAATCGCTTGAAAGAGTGGGCAGAAGAGGCTAAAAGACCTTATCTGGAATCCGAGCAATTTTACACGCATCGATTAGAGTTTTTCCTTCGAGAGCAATTGGAAGGTGGGCTGAAAAAGAAATCCATTGAACTACCGAATGTGAAGCTGAAAATGGTTAAACAACAGCCTGAATTTACGAAAGACGAGGACATGCTCTTTAAATATGCCAAAGCTAACGAAATGGTCAAGGTGAAAGAATCGACTGACTGGTCAGCTATTAAGAAAGCGGCCAAGGTTATAAACGGTGTACTGATCGACGAGAACGGCGAACAGATACCCGGTGTAGAAGTAACGCCACGCCCTGACAAATTTAGTCTTGAGGTGATCAAATGAGTGCTAAATCAAAGGAAATCACAAACGCTCAGTTGTTGGTAGATAGAATCATTTGCATAGGGCTAGGAGCGATTTTAGCCATTGGGTGGTTAAGCATATGAGCGATACACAACAGGCTTTACAAGAATGGCTGTCACACATACCTGACAGCCTACACAACGACATACGCAATGCTTTAAAGCAGATGGGGGATAAACGTGGATCTTAAACAGCACTTGGAACATCCATTTTATAAAGAGGCGCATGAGTACAGAGAAGCCGTTCGTAGAGAACAAATAGAGAAGGGGTGTCATAAGTACCCTAAACCCTTTACGCCTTCTGATTGGAGCAACAGCGATCTAGCAAAGCACGCCATGCAAGAGAATGTCGATCAAGCCGTATACATTAGCGGCATGTTAGAGCGGATGGAAGAGCAGCAGGATTTTATCAACCGTTTGTATATCGGGTTTGTAAATGTGACGGATGAACACAAGCAATACGTAGGCGACCACCAAGTAGATAAGGTTGTCCGTGAAACTATTAGACCAACAGATTTACGATTGATTTCAAAGAACAAGTAGTATCCATAAACTGTAGGGGAGGAATTTAAATGGCTGTAATTTATTGTGAAATTTGCGAACGTGAATTAGAACGAGAAACTGGCATATGCGAGGAATGTGTTAGTGACATTGAACTCGGAATTATTAATCCAGAAGAATACGGATGGTAATTCGCAGTATGACCAAACAGCGATAAGGAGGATTAAACATGGTCGCCTTAAATGATCGTATAGATGATCTTGCAGAGGCTGTAAAAATATTAGCTTATCATCAACGATTAAGAAATGATTTGAGAGATACAGAGGTTGAAATGGCAAAGAAAATTGTCGGCAAACCATATGAGTGGGGCACGTACAAAGGTTACCTTATTGCTGGATCAAAACCTCATAAAGTGACCGCTGTTTTAAAGTGCGAGAAGACGGGCCATGAAACACATTGGTTTTATGATGCACATCATATTTACGACCGGATTATTAAATAAGCAAAGGGAATCGGAGTTACTAAACAATTAGGCTATTAGGAGGATCTTATGACGACAAACTTAAAAGATTCACAGGTGACAGCGGTATTAGAAATCAATGGAGAAGTTCACTTGTTAGCTATGGAACAGGAACATTATGAAGCTGTATCGACACTTGTAAAAATGAGCGCTACAACTGCTTATCCAACTGGTAAGAGTCAAACGGAATTACGTGAGTTTTTAGGAATAAACAATTAGGCTACTGCCACTAGGAGGATAAGCATGTCAGCATTTAAAGGTAATCGAAAAACAAATGATATTGATTTTGGTGATTACGTAAAGATCGAACAGCAAAGATACGGAGTAGCGAACGAATGGTATGTGCACAAAGTAATAGGTGCTCTTGAATCTAATACGTGGGTTGAAACGCCAATTGAAATTAGTGGCAAACCAGTCAATCATGACGAGATAAAAAAAGTGCTTAATGTAATATGTTGCGGAGTAGATGAAACCGAAGTATTTAGAGTACTTGAAGAGGATTGCGTACTTATAGAACGATGATACTGCCTATATAGGAGGGAAAACGTTTGAAATCAATATTTAAATATAACTTGAAATTGGTTCTTACACAAAATTTGGAATTGCCAGAAGGGGCAAAAGTTTTATCAGTTGCCAATCAGAAAGATCAGTTAGTTCTATGGGCTATAGTCGATCCAGAAGTAAAAGAAATGGATGATTATACAGTCGTAATCGGAACGACAGGGAATCCATTACTTGATACAGCAAGTTATATGGATTTTATAGGAACTGTAATGTTTGATAATGACACGTTCGTGGCTCACGTATTTTGCGAGAAGCTATAGGAGGGGAAACGGATGCATGAAGTTAAATTTAATTTTGAAGTAGATGGCACCAAAGTAGAGAAGGTACAGACATACAGTACAGAGCCAACTCTGGAGCAAATTAAAAAAGATATGCAAGAGTGGTTCATGAGTGAATGCTACATGTGGTTCGGTTATGAAGAGAACGGCGTTTACAGGAATTTAGCGGATTACGAGTAAGGCTACTACTGTATAGGAGGAAGAGGGATGATCTGTTACAAGTGCTCAAATGAAATGGAGCATACCGACAGTATTAGAAATTTTAATTGGTTTATATGCAAGACCTGTAATTCCAAAGCGCATCAAGTAATTGGATCATCTAGTGAAGTTATGAAGGTAGTCTGGCATAACATTGCTGTGTTAAAAGAATTTGATGCAGATTAACGCTCCCCTCTGTGGGGAGTATCACACTTGGGAGGGATAAAGCATGCAATTACATTTTTATACGGATTTTAAAAACATTAACAGACTTAAATCAGGGATTGAAATTCAAGTTTGGAATAAGAGTTTAGCGGATGAATCCGATGTTCATATTTGCTTTGATCCCAGTGAATACGAGATCCGTAGGAAAAACAAAAGAGTGTTTAAAGTAAATAAGCTATCATTTTAAACGCAACGATTGCTATAGTATCTGCGATTACTGTAGGGAGACAGGCATTAGGTAAGGTTCAAAAGACATAAGGGGAGTCAAACTCTCCTTTCAACGCGTTTCAAAACCGAACATACGTACTAAACTCATCACGAACATACATAAGATCAAAATAAAAAGGAGCTGATCACATTACCGTGCGCGCCCCTCCCTTCCAGTTAATATGCAATTGACATGTGCGACTGGATTAGTTTTGTTCTTCTTCTTCATCAGTAATTATAAAAAGGTCATCAAATGAACATTCAAGCACTTTGATAATAGCAACGATTGTATCGTAATCGATTCTATTATTTTCGTTTCTAACGAACTTGTCTAATGTTCTTCTGCTCATGGTGTAGCCTTGCTCTTGTATCAAACGATGAAGTTCAGAAACACTGTTTATTCCTTTCTCGGCCATCAAGATTCTAAGGCGGTTTTTCATTCCCATTATGAGACACTCCTTAAGCTGTTGTTATTTACTACGATTATACTCTAAATGACAACTTTTATACAACTTTTTATTATAAAGGTGTAAAAATTAGTAACAAAGACCCATAATCGCAATATTGTTATTTTAACACCTTTGTAGTAAAATTATAAATGAAGGTAGCAAAGTGAGGTGAAACAATGAAACTTCGGCATAACCTTCGTGAGCATATGGCTCGGAAAAGAGTCAGGTCCATAAAAGAATTAAGTCAAATAACTGGGTTGAATTATACAAAGCTAATCAAGTTTAACAACTACTCCCAGAACAAAATTGATCCAGACTTAATCGTTCCTTTATGTGAATTTTTCGGATGTAAGCTAGGTGACTTCATATACGTGTATGAAGGATCTGACGGAACAAACGATGGATTTCCGAAGAAGAGTAAATGTTCATGAATACAGATCTGGAGACTGCTTTCATCGGTAAAACGACTAAGTGGTTTTCAGATAACAAACAGTAGAGGAGAGATCAAATGAACGACTTGATGAAAGTATTTAGTTATGAATCTTCCGAAATTCGAACAGTTGTACAAGATGGCAAGCCATGGTTCGTTGCAAAAGATGTTTGTGAAATCTTAGGTATTACAAACGTATCGAAAGCTGTAATGACGCTTAATAACAAGTTTAAAACCACTCTAACTTTAAGTTATAGCGGTACAAATTATAAAACGAACGCCATTGCCGTTAACGAAGCAGGACTATACAAGCTAATCTTCAAGTCTCGAAAAGAGGAAGCGGAAAAGTTCAGTGATTGGATCGCGGAAGAAGTTTTACCAAGCATTCGAGAAACCGGTTCTTACAGCGTTCAATTACCACAATCATTTTCAGAGGCTTTAATGTTAGCCGCTAATCTTCAAAAGAAAATTGAAGAGGATCAACCAAAGATCGAGGCTCATGATCGCTTTATAAGCGCTTCTAACAATCAAAAGATGGCAGAGGTTGCAAAGGTGCTCGGGTTAGGTAGAAACACTTTATTCGCAAAGTTGAGAAGCATGAAAATACTAATGCCTAACAACACACCGTATCAAAGATACATCGATCAAGGTTACTTTGTCGTAAAGGAAACATCTGTAGTTATTGGTGACGAAACGATAAATAAGCCGCAAACATATGTTACGGCAAAGGGTGTTGATTGGCTGTCTAAGAAAATTGGACAAACAAAAAAGCCACTGTTGGCCCAGTGACTTAGAAATAACACGAACAAATATTAGGTACTAACAGTATACCATAAAAGGCTTGCTGTTAGTACAACTTTTTAGCAAATAGCAACTATTTTTTAAGGGGAGTTACAAATGGCTAAATACAGAAACGTAAGAATTGATTTCTGGCAAGATGGTTTTGTTCTTGACCTAACACCAGAAGAAAAATTCTTCTACCTATATCTCATGACAAACAGTAAAACGACACAATGTGGAATATACGAATTACCATTAAGGATTATCGAAACGGAGACGGGTTACAACCGAGAAACGGTTCAAAAATTAGTCGATCGATTTGTCGATTACGGTAAGGTACTCTACAACAACCCGACAAAAGAGATTGTCTTGCTCAATTGGGCAAAGTACAACTTCATCAATAGCCCGAAAGTGATTAAGTTACTAAAGAAAGAGCTAGAAAGCGTTAAGCATCAACCGTTTGCCGAGTTATATGTCGAGCAATTAGAACGGTATGGATACCCTACCGATACCCTATCCATAGACCATGGGGAAGAACTAAGAACTAATCATAGAGAACTAATAACTAATAAAGAGAATGTCGTTGAGATTATAAACCATCTCAACACCGTTGCCGACAAAAACTTTTCACCCGGTTCTAAGAAAACAAATAGCTTAATCAAAACGCTGATTGAAGAAGGTTATTCTCTAGAAGATTTTAAAACCGTCATTGAACGTAAAACCAAACAGTGGAAGAACGATCCTAAGATGGACAACTATCTAAGACCGATTACTTTATTCGCTGCAAGTAACTTTGAATCTTACCTAAACGAGAAAGATGTTATTGCTAACAATGGAGCAACCAAATCTGCTTTTGAAGATCTATACCGATACGCTGCTGAAAAGGATGAGGGGATATGAAAAGACTTGAATTAGTTCAACTGCTTGAGCAAGTCGATGCTGCTTATCCCGGTAAATTAAAATTGAACGAAAAGACCGTTGAACTTTGGTTTCGTCATCTAGAAAGCCAAGATTTTAAGAGAACGCTGCATAAATTGGACAAGCACATTGAACGTTCTCCTTTTCCGCCATCACTTCATGAATTGCGAGAAGTCGAACGGAGCGAGCATAACAAAGGTTATCTAACCAAAATGGATCAATGGGAGGCAGAGGCTAGTGGACCACCAAAACGTTATAGCTGAACAAATGTTGCTAGCCTGTGTGCTAGCCGACAACACGGTCATTAAAGAAATTGAACTATCGCCAGAACAGTTTTCTCCGCATCATGCGCCTGTTTTTAAAGCAATGAGGGAGCTAGATGCTGATGATAGCTTGATTGATATGGCTGCATTACACATGAAGTTAGGAACGGCAATGGGACAGGTCAATTTAAAAGAAGCGGTTGATTCACTTTTGACAACTGAGTCCTACAAACACTATGAAAATACGATTATACGAGCTTGGAAGCGTAAAGAAGCTAGGTTGAAAACACAAGAATACCTACAAGCAACGAATGATACTGGTACAGAAGAGGGCTTGAGTGAGTTAATAAGCCAATTATCAAGCTTAGAGCAAGCTGGGATTCAATCAGATGAATTTGATACTAGAACCGAGCTTATGGCTATATACGATGAGGCTTACGATGGTGTAGTTCAAAAGGGATTGCCAACCGGGTTCGTAGAGTACGACAGAATGACAAACGGTCATGATGAGGGGCAGTTAATTATTGTTGCGGCTAGGCCCTCCGTTGGTAAGACGGCATTTGCTCTAAATGTAGCGATGGGCCATATGAAGCAAGGTGCGTTCGGTCACTTATATTCACTAGAAATGAGTAAGAAAAGCTTTCTAAAGCGTATGTGGTCGGCGAATGCTCATATTGACAGTCAAAAAATGCGTGATCCACACCGACTCTTTAGCGAAAACGATTGGAAGAAATTCAACAATGGCATGTCTGAAATAAGTGAACTTGATATGTACATTGGCGATAATTCTTCGGTGACAATTCCGCAAATCTACGCTCGAACAAGAAAACTTATGCGTAAGTACCCAGATAAAAAGCATTTTGTCATGATTGATTATCTGCAATTACTCAAGCCGATAGCGAAGCGAGGCAACCGACAAGAGGAAGTAAGTGAAATGTCGAGGGCGCTAAAAACAATGGCTAGAGATTTAGGAATACCGGTTATTGCATTGTCTCAGTTATCAAGGGGCGTTGAGTCTAGACAAGATAAAAGACCGATGTTGTCCGACATACGTGAATCAGGCGCAATTGAACAAGACGCTGACTTAATAGCATTCCTGTACCGCGATGACTATTACGATAAGGAATCGGAAAACAAAAATACGATTGAAATTATCATAGGTAAACAAAGAGAAGGTCCAGTCGGAACGGTGGAACTGGCTTTTGTTAAAGAATATAACTTATTCGTCAACTTAGATCGGAGGTATGAAGATGACCGTCCGAGAGCTGTTTAACGAAGCGGCGCTTGAACAGTACGAAGAGCTAATGAAATGCATTCAGGTGCTAATTTATAAAAAAGCGGTTGATTGGTCTGATAGTGCAGATAAATTAGATTCGCTAATCGATCCAAAATACAAAAGACGCTTTTACGAGGTCGCTAAAGAAATGGGGGTTACATTTTGACAGAGGAACAAAAGATTTTAGTTAACGAAAATATGAAGCTCATTTATTCAATAGCTAATAGGATCAAGTCATCGCTAAAGCTTACAACCTTTGATTATGAGGACTTAGTAAACATTGGAGTGGTTGCGCTCATTAAGGCAGCTACAACATTCAAGGATGACCGAAACGTTAAGTTCTCCAGTTACGCTTATATAATCATCAAGCGTGACATGGTGTTTGAGATCAATAAAGATGTTGTTCGATTGGGTGTACCAAAACATTTGCTTGAATTAATTCCGCGATTAAAAGCCGAAATAAATTGGCGTGAATTGAATGAGAAAGAAGTATCTGAAAGGTTGAACATACCCGAAAAACGAGCAATTAGTTTATTGATTGTTGCCAATAATCAAACTAAATGGTCAATGGAAAAGCAAGTCAGTGAGGATAATGAGCTAGGTGAGCTCTTGGGAAAAGAAAGTGATTTCGGGATGGTGTTTGTAAGAGACTTCCTTTCAACTCTTGATGGTAAAGACCAAGAGATAGTAAAAGCCAAGTTGCTTGGTTATAAGCAAAAAGAAATAGCTAAGAAGTATAGTTCTACACCTCAGATGGTTAATCAACGCTTTAGATTGAAAATAAGACCGATGGCAAAACAATATTACGCGGAGGTGTAACGATGCAAGACCTATCGCAACAACCAGTGAGGGCAGTCGCTAAACCAAAGCATAAGAGGCGGACAAGGCAACGAGTGAACAGAGGCAAGTTCTCGGAGACCATACGCCAGCAGATCAAAGAGCACTTTGAAAACACATGCCAAGAGTGCAATGGGATAGGTGATCACATTCACCACGTAAAACCAAAGGGTAGCGGGAGCGGTCGAGGTGTATTCACAAACGGTCTGCTTCTCTGCAACGACTGTCATATGCAAATGCACGCTGAGTTAAGCCAAGCAAGGCTAAAACATTGGCAATCAGAGTTTGAATTTATGTACGGACCTTATTACTACATGGATAGTGAGGATCTAAAGGCTCTGTGAGAAAGGAGATCCCGATGGATCAACTTAAACTATTTGAACAGCCGAACGACTACACGCAGCACAAAAAGTATATCAATGGCGTCTTTAAATCAAAAGACGATCTTATAAATGATTTGCGTAATAACGGTAAACAAAACATCTACAGAGTCTTGTCATTTGGTGGAGGTACCCAATCTGCTCACCTCCTAGAAGATCACCTGCAAGGTAAGATCCATTACGACTTTATCGTTTTTGCAGATACGGGAGCGGAACCGCAATTTATACATGAACAAGTTGCGTGGTGGCAGGATCGTCAAAAGCAATTTAACAATCGTACACCGTTTATTATCGCCACTCACAACAGCATGGAGGGCGGTCTAGAAGAAATGCTGCACCGTTATATCCTAACGGACTATCAGCGCTTTCAGATGCCGGTTTATTGCAACACGATCGACGAGAATGGTCAAGAAGTAAAGGCAGGGATTATGCCGAGGCAATGCACTGTGGACTTTAAGATCGTCCCAGTAAAGCAAGCTGTACGCAGAGCGGTGTTAGGGCGGTTAAATCGCACAACAAAACAAAAAATGCCAGACAACATTGCATTTGTAATCGACATTGGTTTTTCATACGACGAGATTAATCGCATTAGCTTACAACAGTCACCGCAATTTAAATATATCTACCTAGCTTATCCTCTTGTAGAACAGGGGTTAACAACACAGGATAGCATTAAGTTCCTGCAAGACAACCAGTTACCAGAGAAGCGATCACGTTGTTACTTTTGCCCCTTTAACTGCGATAAACCTGAGATTGGCATGGATTGGGCAGAGATCATACATGAGGAGCCGTTATCGTTTTTAAAAGCCTGTTACTTTGACACGATGCTTCGCAATGTAGTTTTAAATGGGGGCAAACGAATCAAGTCGATACCTTATTTTCATTACTCAAGGCGTCCGCTCGCAGAGGTTTATGCAGCAGAATACAGTTATTACTTCAGACAATACGAAAACGAGCTATCCAAATGGATTGGTGAGTGGTTGGACAAAATCGAACAGAAATACGGTCAATTAATTCCTGTATAGAGGAGGCCCTTATGAGGTGGGTGGCTTATCACCGTGAAGGCGAGGAAAAGTTGTTAGTCATCCAAGTGTACGCAGAAGGGGAGACGGAACGGAATGTAGCGAAAGACAAAATACCGGGCAGGGTGAGAAAGCCTCTGTCCGATTGGGAGGGAGTAACCCATGAGTGAAGCTCCTTATACGCATTGTAAAAGGTGCCAGCGCAAGCTAATGAGTCCAGAAAGTCAAGTGATCGGTTACGGGAGAGTTTGCGCGGAGAAAGTCAGGTACATGCAATCTATGGATCTAATAACACTATTAGGAGGCAATGAAGAACATGTTAACGATACAACATAACGGCGACAACACAGCAGACATATACAAAGGCATCAGCATAGTAGCTAGGTTGGCGCGTCAGGCTAATGGAACAGTGGCGGTAAAAGTACTTACAGACGGACATGACGAGATCGCAGACGACGAGCAAAAAGCTCTGTTAATCATAAAGGAGCGAGTATAGATGGGTTTGCCTATTGAAAAGCAGACCTTTTACTCCATTACTATCGGGAAAGACATCCACGACATAACTGGAAGAAAAAGAACCAGAATGGGTTACGTTGTACTGTTAATTAAAACCCATCCAAATGGTGATGTATCAGGCTATGTTATGGAACACAGGGTTATAATGGAACATCATTTAGGGCGTTATTTAAAAAGTGATGAAGTTGTACACCACTTGAACGAAATTAAGCACGATAATCGACTGACTAACCTAGAAGTGATGAATCATACGGATCATACAGTTATGCATCATACAGGATTGAAAAGATCCGAAGAGACAAGAAAAAAGATATCCAAAAAAGCAAGGCAACGATATAAGGATCGGAAAGATCACCCTTTCTATAAAGATGTGGATGAACAGTTAAAGCAATTCTTTCTCATGGGCAAGAAACCGACAGAAATTTCGCGTCTTTTAGGGATTTCAAGAAGGTCTGTTTATAACAAAATAAGCTATCTAAATTTAAAGGAGGATAATAACAATGCTCAATAGAGTAATTTTAGTTGGTCGCCTTACGCGCGATCCTGAGCTTAAATTTTTGGCTAATGGAACGGCTGTAGCGAACTTTACAATTGCCGTAAATCGACCATTTTCTAATCAACAAGGAGAAAGAGGAGCAGATTTTATCAACTGTGTTATATGGCGCAAACCAGCAGAGAACGTTGCTAACTTCCTCAAGAAAGGAAGCCTAGCGGGTGTGGATGGCAGAATACAGACGCGCAGCTACGACAACAACGAGGGGAAGAGGGTTTTTGTGACTGAGGTAGTCGCAGAGTCGGTGCAGTTCCTAGAGCCGAGGAATAGCCAAGGTGGAGGCAATAACACGAATAACAATAACGGTAAGTACGACAACGATCCGTTTGCAAATGACGGTTCGATTGATATTAGTTCGGATGATTTACCATTTTAAGAAAGGGTGAATGCTGTGGCTAAGACAGAATTAACCCTTCAACTTGAAAGGGCCATATACAAAGCGACTATCAAGCAAGGGACTTTTGGTGGCTTCGAGGTAACAATTGGCTGGTTTGGCAAAGAGCGCGTGGATTACATGACTTACGACACAAAAGGTGTTTGGCGTTGTTATGAAATTAAAGTGTCTGTTGCGGATTTTAGAAGCAAAGCAAAAAAGACTTTTGTCGGTCACTTAAACTATTACGTTATGACCGAGGAGCTTTTTGACAAGGTAAAGGATGAGATACCGCCGGGCATTGGAGTTTATGTGCATGGGTGGTGCAAAAAGAGAGCGCGCAAACAGGAACTTTTAATTGATGAACAGGTGTTAAAAGATAGCATGATTCGATCACTAGCTAGAGAAGCGGAGAAGTTATTTAACGGCAATGATCCCGACTTTGTAAATTATATGAATCGTCGTATCAGTTATGAACGGTCGCAGTATGAACGTATGAGAGATGAATACTCCAACTACCGCAGAGAAGTCGAAGAGAAATACGGCCGTAGGTGGAATAGACAGGAGATGAAACAATGTTAATTACATTTCAAATCATTTTAGCAATCATGATCGTAATATTTGGACTCGGAACAATCGGAGAAAAACACGAAGAAGACAAACGAACATATAGCTTGGTGACATGTGTAGCAATAGCGGCAATGGCAGTAACCATTATATTTTAGGAGGCGCTTATGAATCTAACAAAGCTGTTTCAAATACAAAAAGAACTAGACGAGGCAATCATTGAAAAGAAAGAACTCCAAGGCAAAGATCTTTTGCCTGAACGCATCCTAGCCCTTCTAGTAGAGCTAGGAGAGTGCGCCAACGAGTGGAGAGGGTTTAAGTTTTGGAGCGAGAATCAGAAGGCGAGAACTTTTGCACCGAGAATGAAATACAGTGACCCAGAATTAAAACTAGGTGCATATCCAGCACCTTATAATCCACTCCTCGAAGAGTATGTAGACTGCCTGCACTTTGTATTGAGTATAGGGAATTCTGTCATAGATCCTGAATTAAATGGATTAGTGGATAACATTTATTTCTACCATGATGATGCAAAAGATCAAGAAAATGTGACCAACTATTTCTTACGTATGTTTGATAAGGTCGGTGACTTTAGTGCTTACAATACGGTCGGAAATTTCAAAAGCATGTTAAATATCTTCTTGGTGATAGGAGAAAGTCTTGGATTCACATGGGAAGAGATCGAACAAGCCTACTTAGACAAGAACAAAATCAACCACGAACGGCAAGCAAACGGCTATTAATGGTGAAACCTAAATGGTCTGATGCGGTAAGGGAGCAGAGAGAGGGTCCTGCTCCTGAGCCGGAGGTCAGAATGAGACATGGACGGTGTGAATGTGGTGATGGAAGATTCAAGCTGAGAGTGGCGAAAAGCGAGTGGACAAGAACCTGTAAGGGATGCGGAGAGGAGCAAGAAGTGTGATCCATTTACCAAAGATATTTATTAGCTCATTTATATTACTAGCAGCAGTGATTGTATATTGTTCCATTGCTCTTGCTCTAATGGGAAGAGAGGAGCGGCGCAATGGCAAAGATAAAAAGCAGAAAGACAAGCTACTACGGAAATGAATTCGACTCCAAGGCAGAAGGTGAGTTCTATCTCCTGCTAAGGTCAGACGAGAACGTAAAAGCAATTGAATTACAACCGCAGTACACGCTCTTGAGCGCCTTTTCTGTGCCGTGTTACCGATGTGAGGGTAATGGGAAGGTCGAGAATAAAAAAACGCTCAGAATGAACAAATGCACGTTGTGTAGCGGCACAGGTAAGAGGATGCGCCAGCCATGGAAGTATACTGCAGATTTCAAAGTGACTTATAAAGATGGCAAAGAGGAAGTCATTGACGTAAAAGGATACGCAAATGAACGCTTTCCACTCGTTAAGAAGATGTTTGAGAGCGTAATGGGCATAGAGTTGGTTGTCTGGCAGAAGAACAATAAAAAGGGTTGGGTGAGGAAATGAATAGTTTTGAGTATGATCTTTCGATAAGAGGAATAGACAACCGCTATATTAAACAGTTAAGACTTCTTGCTGAAGGGTATGCATCAACTAATCCAATTTCATTACCGGAATCATACCGAATTTTATTAGAGGCTTGGGATGTTCTTTGGTGGATGGAGCAGGATGATCGGTATAAAACCTTAGCAGCTTTATATGAGTGATTTACAAAGCGTCATCCAGTCAATGCGAGAGGTGCAGCAGAGGCTAGATGTGACCAGTAAAAAGATCTTTAATCTAGCGAAAGATAAAGCAGAAACGGAAAAAGCATACAAGATTGCGTTAAGGCAGGAGATCTTGAGGTTAAAAGATGATCGAAAGTACCCGGCTACACTCATTCTTGAATTAGCAAAGGGGCAAAAAGACATAGCAGAACTTCGTTTTAAGCGTGATATAGCTAGAGAAATGTATAAGGCAGGGCTAGACAGCATGAACAACACACGAACCGAAGCAAGCCTGTTACAAAGCATATTGAGGTGGCAGAACGAAACCGGTTAAGAAAAGGGGAGAGTGCATGAGTAAAGTCGATTTCATAGAAAAACCATTTGAAGAGCTGACTGTAGAAGAATTTAGAAGCATGAGACGCAACCCAAAAGGCTCAATCTCCCTAACAGACTTCTTAGGCCATTATAACATCAGTATTCAAGAATATTGGGATTACGTCACTGAGAATAAAGGGGTTGCTATAGTTCATGAAGAACGGCAGACACTCACTAACTATAAAGCTGCACAAAATCAGAGACAACCAGATGAACTAGAATACACCGGGGCAGAGATACAAGGGTTTCGAATGTTACGAGGCTATAACACTAACAAAATGAGTCATCGGATTGGAATATTTGCGGACGAACTTAAGAGATACGAGCGTCGTAAAAAAGTGCCAAATTGGATTGCGGATAGATATATAAGTGATCTCATGATCACGAAAAATGAAATACATCGATTAAGAATGTACCTAGGCAGGAGAACAAAAGGGTTTGAAGCAGAACGCACTATACCAGAATTTATAAAAAACGAAGTTAGGAAGCGTGATCGTAACAAGTGCACTAAATGTTTTAGTGAAAACAGATTGCATTTTCATCATAAAGAACGATTTTCAAAAGGTGGACTTCATGTAGAGAGTAACATTGTGCTTCTGTGCGCCGCTTGTCATGCGGAAGAGCATAAGAGTGAACAATCGTATTGGTTACTAAAGAAGATGGCTAAAGATGCACGTATCAACGAATAATAGGGGGGTTCTTAATGACAGCAATCGCAGAAAGAAAAGCTTATAATTCAAGGTTAAAACATGTGGAGGCTGAGTTATACCAATACCCTCATATCGTGAAAGAAATAGAAAAGCGCAGAATGGAATTGCTTTACCCTTATCAAGAATATGTAGATGAAAACCAAGGGAAGGGGGTAAACAGCGTACGAGCAATTTCGCGACAAACAGAGCGAATTGCAACCCGTCTTGTTGAAGATCGTAAACTTAGAAATTATGAAGAGATAGCTGATGCGATCGAAAGGGTATATAACGGGTTAGATAAAAATCAAATGAAATTTGTGAGGGTTAAATATTGGAGCGGAAAAAATTATTCTGCAATTCAAGTTGCTGACATGATAAATGTGAGTGAAAGAACATGTCATTATTACCGAAAAAAAGTGTTAGAAGAAATAGGGCACATAATTGGATGGGTGTAAGTTTGCAGTAAGTTTGCAGTTTTCGACCCTAAATCCATAGTAATATGTAAGTATGGGATAATACCCAATACGATATAACTTATTCCGCACTCCATATTGGGGCTAGAGGCGTGTAATGCGCACAAAGATTGGGCTGTCCATGCCTCACGTGGAGTGCAAACCTATAATATCACGTACCGTAAGCAAGATAAGCCCCTCACTCCAGTGGTCTTGCTTACGCAAGCGTGAAAAACTACACATCGGTGACGGAATAGGTAGACGTTAATCAGGTATAGGAGAGCTATTCGGGGATCAGTAAGTAAGGTAGGAACACAGCCGAATAGAGGTGGAAAGTCGTGTCCTTTGCTCTTTTGAGTAACCGTACACCTACCCATAGCAGTAAAACGAGGCGTCTGATGTCACGCCTATCCTATACTTTGTTAGGTGCAAATCCTAACCCGATGAACAAACAAAAAAGAAGCGTGTACGAGCTTAATAGCCGTATGCGCTTTTTATATTAAAAGGAGATGAATTAAATGAACATAGAACAAATAGCGAAAACAGCGCATGAAGTCAATCGTGCCTATTGTCAAGCAACAGGAGATCAGAGCCAACCGAAATGGGAGGAAGCTCCGCAGTGGCAAAAGGATAGTGCAATCAATGGCGTTTGTTTTCACTTAGAAAATGATGTGACGCCAGAACAATCCCATGAGAACTGGATGAAAGATAAACAAGAGAACGGATGGAAGTATGGAGCTATAAAAGATCCAGAGAAGAAAGAGCATCCTTGTTTCGTCGCTTATAGCGAGTTACCGAAAGAACAACGTGTAAAGGACTACTTATTCAAGGCGGTAGTCGATTCAGCTAAGTAAAGGCGTCCTAGCGGACGTCTTTTTATATTCGCTCTTAAGGAGAATAAACATGAAGAAGATCGATCCCAATAAAGATTGCGTAAAATGCGTATTTGCCCAGAAGATATACGAGACAGAGGAAAAGACAAGAATGTTTTGTACGTATGGGGCAGGGTGTGTGAAAAAATAACAGGATAATCCTCTTTGATGTCGAATAGTGCGGAAAGGGGGTTTTTGTATTGAAAGTTAAATTAAACCAAGCTATTAAGAAATACATGCTTGCTGTTGCGGCAATAGGACAAAGGATGACCGCTACAAGCGAAAAGTTTAAAACTGCTGAACCGAAAGGGTTAAGTGAAGTTATAGCAGTGAAAGAGATTTATAAAGAAGGTATAATGGAATTTGAAAATCAGTTTAAGGATTTAAAGAGGCTTGAAGCTCCCATTGAATTGAAACAAGAGCACAATGAGCTAATCGAAGCTTATAGGCAGTTTGTCGACGCTACTCAAGGTATGTCTGATACTCTTGATACAGTTAACATCAAGACAGATTCTGAAAAATTTGAGGTTGAAAAAGACAAACAAATAAACGCGAGTAACAGAATTGTTCAAATATCTAATAGAATTGTTCAGAAAGTCAGAATGTGATACCTGAAAAGAGGACTACCTTACGAGGCGGTTCTCTTTTTGTGTGTTAAAGAGGAGGGGTTTAGGTGGAAGAGGTCATATTGACGCAAGAACAGTTGCAAGAGCGTTTAGAATACTGGCAAGGAAAACTTAGACTGAGGGATTGGATCATCACAGCTAAGATAAAACGGCTGGTTGAATTTGAAGTTACTGGTCGCGCTGGTGAAATACATGCTCTTTACGAGTCGAGAGAAGCGGCAATTAAAATACTAGATCCGATGGATTGGAACGGCTCAGATGGATTTCCTCTCAATGACATGGAGCATACGTTAGTACATGAGTTATTACACATACACACTATGCCTATCAACAAGGATAAAGAAGATATAGGGGGCGGTTGTGTGTTTGAAGAGCAAGCTATAGAAAGTATCACAAGAGCCTTATTGTCGCTAGATCGGGAATAATGTAAGATATGGAAAAAGAGGTGAGCGGTTGTGAAGAAAAAGAAGATACCTGATTTAAACGTAATCATTGAGCTTGAAGCGGAACGCATGAAACAAGACAGGGAATTCGCGCAATGGCTACATACGATTCTGCCTAAGATCAAGAACAAGACCATCACAGAGGGTGAGACAGTAGCCGTAACGCAAGCTTTAGAAGCGAGATACATGAAATACCACGCAAAGTAGTCCGAGGGGCTGCTTTTTTATTATGAAAATTGAGGGGTGAAATGATGAATTGTTATGGAGTTTATAAAGGGTATAAAACTGGTGGAGTTGTAGGTACACCATGTGTAGATTGGGCGGCACCTGCTGCATCTGTGGTAATGGAAAACAGTGCAATTCAATTCTCAGTTGAAACGATAAAATTCGAGGATGGAGAGCGGATAAAGCTGACTGCAAGACGATTAGATAAGAAGTACTTAGCGGAGTCTGTACCTATGACCGATAAAGAGCGCGAGTTCTATCTGGAACACAAAGATGAATTTATTCGCTTATTGGTTAACGATGATAGATATACAAAGCCGGTAGGTTTGTATAGTGGCATTATTTAAATAGATCAGCAAAGAAGGGGGCAGAGGTGTATGTAGATGGCTAGACAGAGAGATCCAAGAAGAGACGAAGCGTATGAGATATGGAAAGAGACAAAGAAGCCGTTGAAAGAGATAGCGGAGGAGTTAGGTTGTTCCCCGTCTCAGATACGCAAATGGAAGAGCCATGATGAATGGGAGCGCAATGGTAACGTTACTAATGGCAAAGGGAGCGTTACTAAAAAGAGCGCACCAGATAAATCAAGAAAGAAACAACAGAATCGGAGTGGTAATCCCAATCCACAAAATCAATTTACCGAACGGAACAGTGCCGCGCTAAAGCACGGGCTTTTTTCTCGTTACATGCCAAAAGAAACATTGGAGATCATCGGTATGCTTGAAGATGCAAACCCTGTTGATCTTTTGTGGGATCAGATACAAATACAATACGCCGCAATTTTGCGTTCTCAAAAGATTATGTGGGTGAACGATGCCAATGATTCTACAAGGGCGCTCACGAAAGTTAAGGGTGGCTTGAAAGTCGATTCAGAAGGTAACTTGGTAAAGGTTGCTTTTGCAGAAGAGCTTCAATACGACAATCAATATGCATGGGATAAGCAAGCAAACTTCTTGAGCGCGCAGTCTAGAGCTATTGCAGAGTTACGCTCATCCATTAAACAGTTTAACGATATGGCACATGAAGATGATACTCGCAGACTCAAGTTAGAACAGTTGCAGCTTAACGTTAACAAGACAAAAGCGGAAGTCAGTCTCCTCTCTAATGATGAAGAAGAGTACGAAGATGACGGCTTTATGGATGCGATAAAGGGCGCTAGTGAGCAGGTGTGGAACGATGAAGAAGCTTAAACCTGCGCTGTTTAAATTTAAACCGTTCAGCACGAAGCAACTCAAGGTATTAACATGGTGGCAAGATGCATCGCCTTTTAAAGATAACGATGGCATCATATGTGATGGTTCAGTCCGAGCGGGTAAGACGGTTGTCATGTCTCTCTCGTACATTATGTGGGCAATGGAGACATTCAACGAGGAAAACCTTGGCATGTCTGGTAAGACGATAGGAGCGCTTAGACGGAACGTTATTACACCGTTAAAGCGAATGCTCAAGTCTAGGGGCTATCACGTTAAGGATCACCGCGCAGATAACTATTTGTCCATTACATTCAGAGGTAAGGCAAATTACTTCTATATCTTTGGTGGTAAGGATGAAAGTAGTCAAGACTTAATCCAAGGTATTACCCTTGCGGGTATGTTCTTTGATGAGGTCGCGCTCATGCCTGAATCATTTGTTAACCAAGCAACCGCGCGTTGTTCGGTGGACGGGTCGAAGATGTGGTATAACTGCAATCCTGCTGGACCGCATCATTGGTTCAAAACGAAGTTTCTTGATCTTAAGCACGAAAAAAGACTGCTACATTTACACTTTACGATGGATGATAACCTTTCGCTCTCAAAAGCGATTAAAGAGCGATACAAGCGGATGTACACGGGCATATTCTATAAGCGCTATATCTTAGGTCTATGGGTACTCGCTGAGGGCGTTATCTATGACATGTTTAATAAAGATTATCACGTCGTACCTACAGAGGAACGGCGCTATTCGCAGTTTTATGTATCGATTGACTACGGAACGCAGAACCCTACGACATTTGGATTGTGGGGCAAGGAAAAGAACACGTGGTATAAGGTGAAAGAATACCACTACGATGGTCGCGAGAAAGGCAAACAGAAGACGGACGTTGAGTATAGCCGTGATCTAAAAGAGTTTACAAATGGTTATCGCATATCCTCTGTCATTGTCGATCCCTCTGCTGCTAGTTTTAAGGCTCAGCTTAAAAGAGATAGCTTTAGGGTGCAAGACGCAAAGAACGATGTAGCGAACGGTATACAGAACGTAGCAAGCGCGCTGAACCGTATGCTCATTCTCTACAACGACTGTTGCATTGAAACATTTAAGGAGTTCAGCTCCTATACGTGGGATCAGAAAGCGGCTAAACGCGGCGAAGATAAACCAATCAAGCAAAACGATCATCATATGGACGGTGATCGTTATTTTGTGAACACCATTATATTTGCAAAGAAAGCGGGGTTAAGTTCAACAAACCCTTGGTAGGAGGTGACACATGGCATTAAGAACATGGGACAAGTTTGACAAGAGCATCATAGAAGAGACACACGGAAGCATTGAGCGGTACCGCGACCTGTACGAAGGTAATCATATTGAATTGTTCCCACGCGCTAAACGACTAGCGCAACAAGGCGAGATCACAGACGCAATCGCAGAGGGGAATCATGTAGCACAACAAATACAGACGCCTTACATCATAGCGAATGTGAGTAAGTTAATACCAGAGATACCTGCGGTACTCGTTGCTCGTTCGATTGGTTCGGTCACATCCTCGCTTTTAAGACGACAAGAACAGATCGAAGAGCTGGACGACGAAACAGACAGCATGATAGAGGGACCAGATGACAACTCGCTAAATGCTGAAATACTGGACGCGCAACAAGAGATCATTGAACAAATTGAGAAGAACAGCAAGCTTCGTACCGAACATTGGACGAACATAGTTCAGCATCAGGTAGATGGTGGTTTGGTTGGTTGTGTATGGATCGACGAACTGGGCCCACGTATGGAAATGAAACAGCGTGACGTTTATTTTCCGCACGATGACGATTTGGGTGTAGATCTGGTTTATGATCGCAAGATCTATGACGACCGCTATTTACACGTTTACCGTGAACGAGTGGAGAAAGATGGATTGCACACTGAACATCTACTCTTTATGGGTGAGGACAACAGCACTGAGTTTATCCCTGTTGATGAAGAGGAAGCGAAACAGCTACTTGGTATGAAGGATCTCAAGAAGGTATACAAAGGGCGCAACCGTCCATTTGTTGTGTATTGGGCAAACGAGAAGACATTCCGAAACCCGCTAGGTCGTAGTTGCCTTAAAGGCATAGAAGGAAAGCAGGATGAAATCAACTGGACACTAACGCGCTCGGCTATAACTTTTGAGCGTAATGGTAAACCTCGTATCGCAGTGAGTGAAGAAGTATTCAGTAGATTGGAAGAGTTAGCGGCTCAACGCTATGGGGAAGACAACCCGGAGAAAAAGATTGATCATCGCGATTTAGAGATCACAACGTTTGATGAGAACGGAAAAGCGCTTGAGATCATTCAAATTGATACGAGCAAGATTGGTGACATTGAGACTGTGCGCAACCTTATGCAGATGGTTCTGTCAGAAACGCGTACAAGCTCAAAGGCGATTGATTACTACTTAGGTGAGTCAACTGGTACCGCATCCGCTCAAAGTGGTGTAGCGAAGTTCTACGACCTTCTAACATCCATTCTAAAAGCGGAGCAGATACAAAGCGAGTACATCTACTTCCTCCAACAGCTCTATGAAAATATTTTGTGGCTCATGGCAGAAGAGGATGAGGCGGTAATGATTGAGGAACCGGACATTGCAATTCGTTCTATGATTCCAATTAGCCGCAAAGAATTGCTGGAAGAGAACGCGATGGCTTACGAGAAAGGCACGCAGAGCCTTGAAACAACTGTGCGCAACTGTAACCCTCTGGCATCAGAAGAGTGGATACAACAAGAGCTAGAGCGCTTAGAAATGGCATCAGAAACGCCTAATACATTTGGTGGTGGCACGTTGTCGAGTTACCTTGATAACCGCGACCAACCGTTGACGAGCGATGAAGAATGAACATTGACCAACTTCTACGCTACTTCTCTGATGCTCTAGAAGACATTTACCGTAACGTCGGTAGTATAGAAGGTTTATCGACCGACAGAGGCGCACAGGAGCTTATACGTTCAATCTCTGACACACTCGATAGTTTAGGAATAGCCATTGAAGAAGTCTTGCCTAACGAAATCCTAGAAGCGTATACGTCTGGTTTGATAACAGGTAATACGCTGCTAAGGGAAGAGGGGTTGGCGGTCGCTGGCATTGTGAAGAGTGACCAAGCGGTTATTCGTCCCATTCTACAGCGTAAGTTACACCGAGAGGCTTTATTTGAGATCACAAACAGTGGAATGGAAGACATACGAGCTTCGCTCGAAGTTGCCAAGAGTTATATGGCCGCTGATATTAATCAGGTCAGACAGACCTTTAAAGATGATATGGCGCGTGGGTCTATTCAAGGTGATCATAATCGCGTGATATCCGCTCGCATCAGCCAGAGATTTAAAGAACATGGCATTGTCGGTCATCGTACTATTGATGGGAAGCTGTTACCAATCGACTTTTATTCTAGTACAGTGGTTCGAACGAAACTGAGGGACGCTAACACAAAGGGCGCTGTTAATCGCTACACCGAAAACGGAGTGACAACCGTCAAGATAAGCGGTCAGGGGCAAACGTGTCAGGTATGCGCTCGGTATCAGAACTTAGTCGTAAGCTTAACAGGTGAGCATGAAGGCTTCGCGTCAATCAATGATAACAATATCAAGCTACCGCCGTTTCATCCGAACTGCCGTTGTACGTGCAGGCCTTTTGTATTGGAATACAAGACACCTCGAGAGATTCAGGAAGAAAAAGACCGATGGAAAGCCTTTGATCCTGTAAAGGATGTTCGCTCCCCTACACAAAAGAGAGCGTATGAAAGAGAGCAAAAACAACGTGTACAACGTAACGCCGAAAAGAAACAATACGCTGAAATGGTCATGTTGCTAGGTGATGATGCCCCTAAGACATTAGGCGCCTTTAGACGTATGAAGAAAGCCAACTCGCTTAATTTTCGAGATAAGAAAGCAGAAATGCGAGCAATCAAACGAAACGCAAAAGCCTCTAGTGGATAGTGGCTTATTTGTCGTGTCAAACCGTGCTGGGACACTATAAACATGTACGAGTAACGGGATCGCACACCAGACGTGCAGACGAAAGGAGAAAGATTATGTTTGCTAAACCATTGTTTAAGAAAAGAGCGCTACGTTTAGATATGAACCTTCAAATGTTTGCTGATGGTGGTAAGGATGATGATCCAGACGACGACCAAGGGGACGATACTCCTGACCTCGCCGAGTTACTGAAGAATCCAGAATTTAAAAAGCAATATGAAGCAGACATGAAGGGGAAACTAGGGAAGCGACTGAAAAAATATAAAGACGTTGACCTAGAAGAATATGAGCGCCTTAAACAAGAAGCCGCAAGCAAGGAAGATCCAGACGACGAAGAGGATGACAATAAAGCAGACTCTAAGTTGGACGAGTATGGAAAGCGTCTCGCCCGCGCTGAACGTAAAGAGAAGAGGGCAGCGGTCAAAGAATACGCTATGGAAAATAAGTTCAACGCTAAACTCGCAACGAAGCTTATCAGTATTGATGAGATTGAGTTGGATGATGATGGCGAACCAACGAACTTAGAGGAGCTATTCGAAGACCTAGCAGAAGAGTTTCCAGAGTACTTCACTGAAAAAGAGGAGGAAGAGGAACCTTCTAAATCTGGTTATGGACCAGGAGTGAAACAAAAGAATAATAGTAGAACGAAAAAGCCAGATGGTTACGAGGTTGGTAAAAGTTCTTACGCTCGTATCCAAGCAAGACGAAACAAAAATCGGAAAGGGGAATAACACATGTCTTATACGTTAAAACACGGCCGTACTGAATTTAAAGGCGGTATCAATATCCTCGCTTCGCGAGATTTGCAGTGGACTGAACACGGTATTACGCTCGATGCAGAGCATACAGGAGCGAAATACTTACCTGTTGGAACGCCAGTTTGTCGGAACCTTGGGACTGGTAAATACGAGGTTTATTCAGATGGCGAAGAGGGATCAAAACCAGAGGGGTATGATGATTTTGCGTTATTAAATGTTGATGTAAACGTTGATGGTAAGCATGACGTCATCATTGGTGAGGTACTTATCAAAGCATCAGTTTATGAAGCAAAGCTTCCTGATACGGTAACAGAGAAATTCAAAGAACTTACAAGACCGCTTATTCGCTATATAAAACACATCTAAACGCCAAACAAGGCGTATTTTTTATGTTTAAAAACGAGGAGGAAACAAAATGCCAGGTATTACACACTTAGAAGAATTCCAACAGCCAGCGCTTCGTGCGTTGGTCGATGAGTCGGAGCAAGATGCTCCCATTTCATTTGCAGATCGCTTTTTGCCAACAGAGCCCGTGTTCTCGCGTAACTTCGCTGGTGACATCATCAAGACAAATAATTTCCTAGCCGGTTACATCGGGAAAGGTTCAGAACCACCGACCGTTGATCGTAACGAAATGGCTTCGTACATGGGCGAAATTGCCCAGTTCGGTCTACAAGACATTGTAACGTATAGCGAGATTGAGGCGCTTCATGAGGCAATGAATAATGCTCGCTATCAAGATGCTGTTGATCGTATTACGGTACGTGCTGTAGATATTGTGGATGCGACGCGCCGCCTTATTCAATTGGCGAAAGCTGAGGCACTTTGTAAAGGAGAGTTATCTACTAACCGTAACAAAATTAAGTTTGATTTCGACTTTGGCATCCCCGCTGAAAACAAAGTAGCTCTTACAGGTGGCAATGATTTTAGTTCTCCTGACTTTGATATCTTAGGGTTCTTAGAAGAGCAAGTGCAAGCCTATTCAGATTTGAATCGCCGTCTGCCTGAAACCATGCTGTTGTCTCGTCAGGTTCTTCAAATGATGTTAAAGAACGAGCAAATTATTGCAGAGGCTGGACGTTCAGAGGGTTCTAATCGTGCATCCCAAGCAAATTTAAATAACGTGCTGCAAGAATTTGGTTTACCTTCAATTGAGGTAGTGCTAGACCGAGCTATAACGTATAAGGATAACGAAACCTCAAGCATTCTTACGAATGAGTTCCTACCTGTTAATCGGATTGTTATGGCTTCAAGCGGCGCAGGCAAATACTTACTTGGCCCAACGCTAGAAAATAACTTTCAACCAGGTATTTTGTTGACAGCAGAAGATCAAAAGAAACCAGTACAATCTGTCGTTGAGACGGTAGGTGCCGGGTTCCCTGTACTCGAAAACCCATTCTTAGTTAAACACTTGGATGTATTCACACCATAAGGAGGTAGCGCATGTCTAAACATACTGTCGAAGTATTAGATGCCATTGTTGATGGAAAAAAGAAAGGCGAAAAGCTGGATATTGATACAAAGTCAGCGAAGTACCTTGAATCAATCCATTACGTTAAAATCATCGGACCTGTGAAAGAAGAGAATAAGCAGAAGGATGATGAAAAGAAGGAGGATTCAGATGCCGAAGCCAAGCAAGGGGACTCCGAAGGACATGAGGCTCAAGAAAAACAAAAGGAAAAAGGGCAGAAAAAGAAGTAGGTGATTGGAATGGACTATGAGTCTATAAACGCTTATCTCGCTCAAATGCCCTTTACAGGCTTATATGATGGGTTATCGTCCGATGACAAGGTAAAGCATGTTTTCAATGCGCAGGAGGTACTTAAAGCGCACTTCCGTCCATCTTTGTTATCTGAGCGTGCTGTAGCCTTACAACTCTTGTATATGCTTGAAGGAGAGGAAGAGGAATACGCTAAGCTTCGAAGGCAAGGAGTGTCCTCTTTTTCTACCAATCGCGTGTCTGCTTCTTTATCAGGAAACGGAATTGCCCCAGAAGTGAAGGCTTTGCTTAAGTCTAAAGGTAGAGTGGGTCGGCTACAATGAAACCTCCTATGAGAGACGATGTAGTCGTCATGACAACGCAATTAGATGAAAATGGCAATCCTATTACTGACAATCGCGGTCGCCCTATAGCACCTAAAGAAACACCGACAAAAGCGCGTATCACAAACAAAGTTAGGGTCGTGCGTAACCGTCAGGGTGTGGAAGAGAAAACGAGTATTGAATTTGACTTACCGCCTGATGTTGAATTCGGTTTCGACTCAACCATTTCGTATACAGACACATTCGGCCAAGAGCGCAAGGCTCAGGTTGTTAACTGGGAAGAGTCAACGAACCTTAGCGGTTCGAAGGTCTATTTCAGGACGGTGTACGGTGGCTAGACGCGATTTTATGAGTGTTCAATGGCGAGGGTTGAAAGAGCTTGAAAAAGAGTTTAAGGCGATGCCTAAGAGGTTTGAGCGTGCAGCCATTCAAGAGCTAGGCAAGTACAGTTCGTTGCTTGAAGAAGGCACCAAAGCACTTGTACATCATGACGAAGGGGATTTAGAGGACTCTATCTCCTTTGATCCACCTAAGAAAAAGGGTCAAGGCTTTGAATTCGAAGGTGGTTCTTCTTCGAAGTACGCTTTAAGAAGACATTATGAACCTCCTAGAATGGGTGTACACGACAAGTTGCCGGGCGATAACTATTACGTTGGTGGTAGAGGGCGAAGAACGCACAATAAACCAGCGTGGCGAGGCGAAAGGGCAGGAAGACTTTATTTAGAGCGAGCTATCCGTGTAACGGATAAAGATTTCCAACGAACGGGAGAGCGCATTTTAGAACGAACCATGGATAGGAGGGGGCGCAAGTGATACAGGCTTGGATGCGTGAAGAGTTAGCTAGGGCTTTACCTAAGTTCACGTGGACGTTTGACCAGTATACAGCAAAAGACCATACTGGCACTGTCTATAGCGAAGGTGGATTACGTCCCTCATCAAGCGAAATTATGATGCGATACCCTAACTATCAGGTTTGGATACGCTCTTCTGATTGGGATTTAGCGCAACACGCAGCATATAAGGTATTCGATCTTTTCCACCGCCGAGGTTTAGATCGTAATTTTGATATATCAATAGACGACGGGATAGAGAAAAAGAGCTATCGCGTCTTTTTAATGTCCGCAGTTCAAGACCCGATACAAATCGGTCTAGAGGGCGATCTCATGCAATGGTCCATCAACTTTGATGTGACTCTATTAGAAATCAAGGAGGAATTATAATGCCAGAATTTAATCCATATGACATTCCGTTTGGTCCAGCAACTTTTATCATTGATGAGGGTTTAGATAGCGAAATTCGTTTTGATGGTGTAGATGAAATGCAAAACGAAGGTGGAGAGGTGACACTCACACCAGAAACTGAAGACATCGTTATTTTAGATTACGGAAATACAGCATGGGATAAACGTTTAGTTGGATGGGAAGCAGAGGTGGTTGTTTCAGCAGCACGTCAGACGCTTAAAATCTTACACGCAGCTATGTCTTTTGCGAGCGAGGTTGAGGGTACTGATGGGCGAGTAATAGGACTGCAAGATGCAAAAATTGGTTCATCTGCCAGGGAACGAGCACGCACCTTAACAATTCGTCCGAGAAATGCATCTGATTCGTCTCAAGATATTTATCTCTATAAAGTTGCGGCGATTGGCGATTTTAACCGATCATTTGGCAACGAGCAAGGTAATGTGCCGATGACATTTTCCGTATTTCCTAAAGACGGCGCAGACCCAACAAAGGACGGAAACTATTTCTATATTGGTGATCGTTCGGGATTAGATACGCCCTAATGAGCCCCAACCGGATCCTGAGCCACAACCTGAACTACAACCAGAAGAGCCGGACGGGGAACCAGAAGAACCGATAGAAGAAGACGAATAAAGGGGCTTATGCCCCTTATCTATTAGGAGGAAGTTAAATGACAACAATCTCGTTAAAAGTAAAAGGTGAAGAAGGCGAAGTAAAGAAGGTTAACCATGAAATTGAAGCGATTGGCGTATTTCAATTAGAAAAAGCAATGCGGACTCTAAAAGAAATCTTTGACGTTTTACAGCAAGACGAACAGCTATTAAACGTTGTAAATGATTTCTTGGAAGAATCAGAAGGCATGAGTGATGAACAAATGGTACAAAAACTAGTATCGTCGTTTGAAACATTGACAGTTAAATTGCCTGGTAAAGCTGTTGAACTCTTATCTGTCTTATCTAATATCGACTTAGAGACATTACGTGAACAAAAGGTGTTGGACGTATTCGACATTTTTGAAGCAGTTGTAGAAGAAAATGATGTGGAGAAGTTGGTTAAACGTGCAAAAAAGTCTTTGGGCGTCGCCAAGAAGGCGTTCAAATTCCTCAAGAAAGAGAAGAAAGAAGAGGAGACGTCAGCTTAGAGGAGGCTTTTGGCTATAAATTAGCCAACAAATTAGGTGGTTATAATCAAATTAAACAAATGTCGGCGATGACTCTCTTAGGCTTTATGGATACTGCACTAACAGAGGATGAAAGCAAAGCAGATCAAGAGCGTCAGCGTATGTATATTGAATATCTCATGATGGTACATGCGCGTACTCCACAAACAAAAGAGGAGAAGAAGGCGCAAGATAAATTCGCGCAAGAGCTTAAGCCGAAAGAGTTTATCCAACAAAAGAAAGGCCCTGCGAAGGTCTATAAGTGGGATGAAGGTCTCATGAACAGACTTAAAGCGGAACAACAAAAAAGGCTGAATATGTAGTCTTTTCTGCTTATTACTCGTATACTAGTTATATGAATAAGCGGAGGTGTTTCTTATGGCTGAGAAACAAGGGTTTTGGTCATCGATAGTCAATGGTGATGAAAGGTCTCAAGGATTAAGGGATTTGAGGAATCAGGAAACTGAATTACAGCGCAAATATCGCGAGGATATAGATGCGAATTTTAAAGAAGAAATGAATCTTAGGAAGAAAATGAACAAATTACCAACAGGAGATAGGGAAGACATTCATAATTTGATTACTGATTTAAAAAAACAAAAACAGATTATTAAAGCTCGTTATAAATCAGAGAAATCATTACTAAAAGACGAGGTCAAAAATTATATCAGTGAAACCTCTTCTATCAGAAAAGAAAAAAATCGTACAGAGAAAGAAATCTTAGCCGAAACAAATGTAGAGTTTAAGGAGTCTTTAAAAGCTATCCCAGAGATATTCAAAGATAGTATAAAAGAAGCGAAAAAAGGGTTGCAAGAATCTAAAGTAGATGGTTGGGAAAAAGAGAAACAAAGACTAATTGAAAAAGGTTATTCAGAAAAGGGGATTGAAGAGGCTAAATTTCATTGGGACAAACCGATGTGGCAAAAAATGGAGGAAAGTTACACCGGTCAAAAAAGAATGCCCGATTATGAAAAATCACAAACCACTAATAGAACATTAGGTTCAATTAAATTAGAACATCTAGGCGGTCATCCTAGAGTTAAAAAAGGCAACGTAACTATTAAGGCAGGGAAAGAGTCTGGGACACTTCAATTTGGAAGTAGATCTATTATGGTAACAGGAATGGGTTGGGAAGAAAAAGGAAAGCGTTCTGGTGGTAAAGCCGCCGCGGGCGCTGTTGTAGGTGGTATCGTTACCGCTCCAATTACATGGGGTGCTGGTGCTATCGTGGGTGCTGCTATAGGTGGTAGAAAGAAAGATGATTCAGTTGTAGCAATTGCGTTTTCTGATGGGAGCGTAAATTACACAATGTACTTAAAGGCTGACGCAAAAGAATATCAGAAGCTATGTAAGCTTCTTGCATAAGCATCCTGCTTTCAGGGTGCTTTTTATTGTGCCTTGAAAGGAGGATGGAGAATGGCAACATCTGTACGTGAGTTACGTGCAAACTTCACTGCTCATGCAAGAGGTTTAAGAACCGCTATTAGACAAGCGATAAAAGATTTGCGGTCAATGACTCAAGGTACTGTACAGAATACACGTGGTTTGAATCAGACAAATCAAGCCGCTCGTACAATGACGAGAACATTTAAAACAGCGGATGGACAAACGAGGACGGTTACAGCACGTATTAACAACATGTCCAAAGCTAATACGTTAGCGAGTCGTAGTTCAATTACACTCGCCAATCGAACGAATGAATTTGGTCGAGTCGTAAACCGTACGTCTGGACAAGTCCGGTCGTTTGGGACAATGACCGCTCAACAGTATCAAAATATTGCCAGACAGGGATCAATTGTTGCTAGAAGCACAAGGGCAATGGCAACCGAATCGTCACGTTCATTTAATCAGATGAACAGAACCTCAACGAACTACTCGCGTCAATTTATATCAGCGATGCGCAACAACGCGCGTTCAACCGAAGATATGAATCGTTCTATGCGTTCATTAGGCACACAGGGCGTTCGCCAAACCAATACGCTCAGTAACGCGATACGAACCCTAAGAAACCCATTGAATGAAGCGAATGCATCAACACATGCAATGGCGAGGAACTTCGAAACGATGTCATCTAGCTCTGTTCAATCTGTACGTAGAGTGGGAAGAGAAGTTGCAAACACAGCGAGCCAAATGCCTCAACAGGCGTCTATCATGACCTCGGCTTTTAACGGAGTAAATAGCGTATTGAGAAACCTTGGGGGTGGCTTAACTACATTCCGTAACGCTGTAGGGACGATTGCACAACCTGTAATGACCGCCACGGCTTCTATATCGAGAAGTGTTATTGGTGGAATCGTATCGCCTTTCCGCGAGGCAACGAATGTCGTAAAAGGGTACGCGACGGCGCTAGGGTTGTTATCGACAGGTGCATTAGCCAATACAGGGATGGCGCGGTTATCTGCGATTGAAAACGCTGGTGTGTCCCTAGAAGTCATGTTGGGTGATGCTGAGAAAGCAGATGCTTTTCTAGATGATGTCCTTACATTTGCGCGTACAACACCTTTTGCGTTCCCTGATCTGGCTGAGTCTGCGAGAAACCTTGTAGCATTCGGGATGGAAACGGATAAAGTAGTTCCGACAATGCAAGCAATTGGTGATGCTGCCGCTGGTGCTGGTAAAGGATCGCAAGGGTTGAACATGATTGCGGCCGCTTTTGGAGATTTACAAATAACAGCCAATGCTAGCCTCGACCCCATTAGGCGACTAGAGGGTAATGGTGTCCCTGCTCTTAAAATCTTGGCTAACCAAGCGGGTATAAGCGTTGATGAAATGCAAAAGAAAATTTCGAGTGGATCTATCGAGTCTACTTGGGCAATTGAATCGCTTGTAGAGGGCATGCAAAACGGAACCGATGGCGTTGCTGGTGAGACGGCTGCCATGGCTGGTTTAATGGAGCGAATGAAAGATACGTGGACAGGCTCTGTCGATAGTTTGAAGTCATCCATATCGTCAACAATGGCGACTATCATGGAGCCGATGAAACCCCATATCCAAGCGGCAATGGCTTGGTTCGGTGATACGTTTAGTAAACTACCTAATGCGATAACAATTTTTAAAGATGTTGCTGTAACAGCATTTGACTATATATCTAACGCTATAAGTAAGTTGCCTTTGCTTTCGTTAAGCGATGGGTTCAGTATCATTAAAAATGTTTTTCAAGCAGCTATACCGATTGTGCAAAGTTTTGGTAGCTCAATGGTTGAACATTTCAAGAACATCTTACCTACATTACAATCAGTCTTAGGCGGTATAAAAGAAGTTGCATCATTCGCGATGCCATATCTTAAAGATGCCGTAAATGCAGTCGTTCCGTTTGTTTTAACGATGTTTAATAAAATCTATGGGTTTTGGCAAAAGGAAGGTCAATCCATTTCCAATGCTGTATCCAATGCATTTAACACGATCCTATCAATCGTGAACTTTGTCATGCCAGCAGTTTTATTTGTTGTTGATATGATATGGACAGCGATAAAGAACGTTATTAATGGTGCAGTCAATGTTATTCAGGGTATTATAGGCATTTTTGTTGGTATATTCACAGGCGACCTGTCTAAGATGTGGGAAGGCATAAAAAATTTATTCATTGGTGCCATTGAACTTATTTGGGGAATTATTAATCTAACGTTCTTTGGAAGGATCGCAAAAGGCGTAATCATGTTTTTTACCTTGTTAAGGTCACTAGTAAGACAAGGTTGGGAGTTTGTTGTAAAACTCTTCACTAAAGGTGTGCAACCTGCATGGAAAGTGCTGAAAAGAGCTTGGGATTATATTGTAGATATAACCCAATTTACATTTAGAAATATAAAGAACTTTATTTCTGACTTCTGGGTGGGGTTAACAAAAATATTCGGAGCGGTTAAAGAAATAAGTTTACCAGTTATCAAAGCCTTTACAACCATGTGGAAGTCAGTGGGAAATATATTCACCAATTTAAGAAAGGTCATTTCAGATGGTTGGAATTTTATCACTGGAATCTTCTCAAGTGTATTAATTAGAATAGGTGAGCTTATTTCAGCAGGATTTAACGCTTATATTCGAACAGTAAATTCAGTACTAGGTAGCATTAGGAATGGCATAACATATGTATGGAATGGTATTTATAACTTCTTCAGTAAGGTACTAACTTCAATAGGTCAATTCATTGCCCGCACTTGGACTGGCGCTAGAGATAACACGATGGGAACTGTGAACGCAATTGCCAGCTTCATTAGACGTATATGGAATTTCATGTTTACGACGATCAGAAATTTCGCTGGTCGTATTTTTAATGCTGTTAAGTCCGCATTTACTAGAACGTACAACACAACGAAATCAGTGTTTAACACGGTAAAGGACTTCATTACGACAGTCTGGAATGCTTATGTCAATATCATTCGTACAGTCGCAACAACAATCTTTAACGCGGTTCGAACAGCTTTTACGAATGTCTGGAATACGACGCGAAACATCTTTAACACAGTACGTAACTTCATTTCAAATCTCTGGACGAATCTGTTTAACATTATCCGTACATCCGCAAACAATATTTTTAATGCCGTACGATCAGCGTTTAATTTTGTTCTCAACACAACTCGATCAATATTCAATTCTGTGTGGAATTTTATAAAACGAGTGTGGAACAGCATCTATACGACAATAAGGACATTTGTGCAAAATACGGTAAATCGGATACGTCAGCATTGGGAGATGGCCAGAAATAATACGATGGGTATTTTCAATGCCGTTCTCGCTTTCATTAGAAGGGTATGGACTAGTATCTTCAATGCCATTCGTGACCGTGTGCTTTCAATATTCAATCGCATTCGAGACACGTTCAATTCTGCAAGAGAGACGATATCGAGCATCTTTAATAACGTCTGGACATTCATTCGATCTATATGGACACGTATTTATGAAAATATCGCGTCTCGCGTAACTCGGATTCGAGATAACATCCGCAACGGCTTCGACACCGCAAGGAAGTGGGTAAGCGACATTGTATCCAACATGTGGACGAATGTTAGGAATACATTTGACGACATCGTATCTGCAGCAAGAGACTTACCTGGTAGAATTGGTACGGGGATTAAAAACATGGCCAACAAAGTTAAGGAAGGCATTAGTTCAGTTAGTAACCGAATGCTAGAGGGTTTAGCTGTAGGTGTTAACGGCGTTATCCGTGGCGTAAATTGGGTGCTTGATAAGATCGGAGTAAGCACTAGATTGCCAGAATGGAAGCCGAACTACGCGAGTGCATCAGGTGGAGGCAATAGAGGACGTCAGCTAAACAACAGCGAGATTCCACAATACGCTAAAGGTACAGGAGGACACCCCGGCGGTCTTGCGATGGTCGGTGATGGTGGCATGGAGGAATTGATTCAGTTCCCGAATGGTCGCTTAGCGATGTCACCTAATACAAATACGCTAGTCAACATGCCAAGAGGTACCGCTGTAATGAGTGGTCCAGATACGAAAAGCTTTTTAAGCTCATTACCTCACTATAACAATGGCGTCGGTAAATTTGTATCTGGCGCGATTGATTGGACAAAGGACATGGGCGGTCGTGCTGTAGGCGCTGTGAAAAACGGTGTTGGTGCCCTAAAAGACAAAGCAATGGACGTATGGGACTGGATGGCAGGAGGTGCTAAGAACCTCATGAACAAAGTATTGGATACAATGGGCGTTGTCGCTCCTAGTTTCCCTGGTGGCATGGGTGAGATGTCAAAAGGGGCTTTTGGTTATGCCAAGAATAAGGTCATTGATTATGTGAAAGGCTTACTACCTGACTTTAGCGCAGGTGGTGGAGGCAATGGTCCGGGTTGGCCGTCTCCATTTAGAAAGTCGTCATCCTTTAACCCGGCTAGACGTCATCCTATAACGGGTAGAATCCAGCCCCACAACGGTGATGACTGGGCGGCGCCGAGCGGTACGCCAATCCCATCACAATCCGCTGGTCGAGTCACAAAAAGCGGATGGGGTACAGGTTATGGAAACGTCATCTATGTACAATCAGGCGGTGGATTAGAATATCGATATGCTCACAATAGCCGTAACCTCGTATCTGTTGGCGATATCGTCAGACCGGGACAAACGATTGGACTTGTAGGTTCAACTGGTGACAGTACAGGGCCGCACGTACACTATGAGGTGCGACGTAACGGTAGGCCGCTTAACCCTTCTGGCTTTGCGGATGGTGGTATTGTAGACATGGCTCAGTTAGCTTGGATTGCGGAAGGTGGATGGGCAGAGTCGGTTATCTCTCACGATCCAGCGAAGCGCGTAAGACAAAAAGCAATCTGGAAAGAGACGGGTGATAACCTTGGCTTCACAGACAACGACAGCAAAGTGGTTAGCTTGTTACAACAGCTTAATCAGTTAGTTGGACAAGGCTTCGAAGGGATGCCTGATGAGCTTGTCTTAAACGTGGATAGCCGACCGATGGCAAGAACGTTACTCAAGCCATTGAATCAGATGCAAGCGGATATGGCTGCAAATAAAATCATTATGAAGGGAGGGGGAAGACGTTGATTGTTACAGTAGAAAGGCTAGACGGTACGAAATACGTGTTGGATGAGGAACTAGGATTGATATGCTCTGATTTCATCGTAGATTCTCCCTCCCCGGTAACAGAAACCTCTACAAGACCGGGTGTAGATGGTTATGCCGATCTAGGCACAACATACGAAGGGCGTACGCTGTACGCTCGCTTTTACTTAACCGGCGTTAATAACTATCATTATGCAATGCTTCGCTCACAGGTGTTTCGCATTTTCGACAGCCGAGAGGAATTTATTGTTTATACAAGTGAGGAATCTAGAAAGAGGTGGCGTGTTAAATGCGCTGCTTCTTTTCCTGTTAATCGAATTGCGGGCCCGGTTGGAGAGTTTGAAGTACCGTTCATATCGAAAAGCCCCTATGCAGAGTCGCTAGGGACGCTAAGAAACGACTTTACCTTTCGTGAGGATGTATGGGCATTCGGGCAGAATATACCACTTGGCGTGCCTCTCTCGTACGAATTTACGCAACGACGATTTAGCGTATGGAACCTGGGTGACACAGATGTGGATGGACGTCATGATTACCTACGCATTTATTACAAAGGCGCAAGCAACAACCTCACGATTACAAATCGGACAACAGGAGAGGTATGGCGATACAACGGATCAAGCAATACAAATGACACCATTGTTTTAGATGGTGTTTTTTCGCGTAAAAACGGGTCATCTATATTCGGACAAACAAACCGCAATGTCATGACATTGGCGGTAGGAGAAAACATTTTCGAAATAACAGGTACAAGCGGAGCCTTTACGATTGAATTCGACCTCCGCTTTTTGTACTTCTAGGAGGGATTGCATGTCAGGTATTAATGATCAGGTAGGCCCACGGCTTTATCAAACGCTTGAAGATATAACGGGATTGCATAAGGAGTCAAAGGAAGCGCGTGAGCGTTCGCAGAAAGCAGAAGATAAAGCGGCTTCCGCAGATTGGAAAAGCGAAATTACGCAGAAACGTCTATTTGAAGCAGTGGACGGGCAAGAGCAATTAGACGAAACCAAAATGATTCGCGTGGATGTAGAAGACGGTAAAGTTTACCCAAATGCATCCGCTAAATTGGACGCGGTACAGCAACGGACTACCGCGCAGTTGGCACAAACAGCACTACACTCGGTTGGTGGTGATAAAGTTGTTTCTATGGCTGTTTATAAACGTTTAATTCCAGAAAATGATGATAAAGGTCGGTTGGAAAGAGCTTTGATTGACATAGCTCCAGGTGATACACTCGTACTTGGCGATAAAGAATACTACACAGGATCAACAATTAAGTGTGAGAAGCATGTGAATCTGTTGGGATTTAAAACAAAAATTAAACCTACTACAGATGGACAAGATGTATTGCTTCAGTTTGACAAAATTGATGGACTAATAATTAACGGTCTTGATTTCGATCAGGAAAATCGTGGGCGAACATCATTAGCATTGAATGAGTGTACAAACTTCTCGATTATTTATTGCTCGTTTACTGGGTATAGCAAAGATTTCGGACACGGCACGACCGATAGTGGCGTGAGATTGCATAACTGTATTAACGGAAAGTTAATTGGGCTCGATTTTGAAAATCACGGTTTTCAATACGGAGTCGGAGTTAATGAATTGAACCGATGCATTACCATTCAAGGCGAGAAGAGTGATGGCACGTTAATATCTGATTGTAGCTTCAATAAAGTAAATCAAGCTATTGTTATTTCGCACGGAAACCATATCGTGGTTTCCAGCTTTTTTAAAGATGTTCGAGATAACTCACTATACTTCTTATCTACAGTAGATAGTGTTCTTGTAACAGCGTGTCAATTTGACGATCGGTATGATGAAAGTATAGTACTGTCAGGTGGATCGTATATCATAGCAAACAACCGCTTTGCTAATGTCCCAAATAAATTGGTTGCGATTGCAGGAAATACTAAAAGTATAACTTTCTGCAATAACGACTGCGATAACAGCAGTATTGATAGAGGTCAATTCATTGTTTATCGAAATATGGATGACGTAGTTGGTAACTTGTTTATTTATCAAAATGGATTTTTGCAACCTATAAACGCTAACAATCACGAATATTTCGGTATCGGTTCAGTTAAAAACTTCAAATTTTACGATAATGACGTTGAAGTGTTTACAGCCGCTTATCAAAGGATGATTTATTTCAATGGTAAAGAAGCGGTAGGCTTTGTTGATCGCAACAGATTTAGAGGGACTTCGGCGCAAGGCGTGTCGGTTGAGATTAATATCAATAAGGTTGAAAACCCAGTAGTCGTGTTCGGAGATAATGAACAACGTGCCTGTCGTGCAAATGCAAGGGGCTTAATAATTAGAGGGAATAACCAGCTACAGTTTTTAAGTAACACACCGTATGTATTAGGACGTGTTCAAAATAGCGAGTTTTGGGCTGATTCAGTACCAACAACCGGGACGTGGAAAACTGGCGATGTTTGTAAAAATACGAATCCTGATAGTGGTGGAATTGAAAAATGGGTATGCGCCGCTAGTGGGACACCCGGTACCTGGGTGCCTGTACAATTGGGTGTGAGACGTAGTATCGGTTTTACACCAAACTATGTGGGGCAAAAGGCTATTGTTAACGGGGTTTCTTATACGGCGGTTGGACTAGGATCTCAAGATGATTGGCAAAGAGATACAAATGCTCAAGGGTTTTACACTCAACAGCATTATATTGTTCTTATTAACCGATTTGAAGCTATAGAAGCCAGATTAAATAGAGGTGGTATTTAATGATTATAGGTTTGGAAATACCCTATTATGAGCTAAACAATGGTCTTCTGGCACGCAGGGCTTTTGCGAGGATCGATACGTTTCAAGGGAATCGTAACAGCATGGCAATTGATGTGAAAGTTTACGCGAATCAATCGCAGGCAGAATTGGGAGCGCCCTATATTGATTCTTTTATTGTTGACATCCCGTATGAAGGTGGAGATGTTTTTGAACAAGGCTATGAATTTTTAAAGACAATAGACCGTTTTGAGGATGCAAAAGACGTTGTTTCAGAGGAGTAGGACGCTACTGTCTGGTAATTGTCGAATAATATCAAGCACAAATGTTCGTCTATTTGTTGAATGGAAAAACGTGGTATGATAGCCTAGGAGTAGGTAGGAAAGGGTAGCTCCCTGACCGTCAGCGCACCCAGATGCGCACCTGCTCTATTTTTATTGGCAGGTGTTGTCTAAAGCGCAATACATTCCGCTGGGGGAATAAAAAATGAATAACGTAGCAAGAATGGAAGTCAACGCGCAAGAGTATTTGTTGTCTGAAATGGTTGCACTTGTGTATGATCTTGTGCCAGGGATTGATGTGGACAAGCTTAGAAACAAAGTGTCATTTATTGTATCCAAGTACCATGTAAAACAGTCTCGAGCCCAACAAGTCGAGTCAGACTTACCTAAAAAGGTTGAGATGTTCCTTTCAGCCAAGAAGCTTGAGAACAGAAGCAAAGAGACCATAAAAGGTTACGGCATTGATCTCAGGCTCTTTTGTAAGCACATGGATCATCATAACAAACAGACTGAGCATATTACGAGTGCGGACATTAGAACGTACCTTTCCAGCTACGAAAATCGAAAAATGAGCACAATTGGGAAAAAGCTATCGGTGTTAAAGTCATTCTTTGGATGGCTTGTCGCCGAAGAGTTTATTCAGCGTGATCCAACTTTGAAAATAAATCCACCTAAGACTGAAAAACGCATGCCGAAAGCGTTGACGATAGAAGAATTAGAACTAATGAGGGAATCGTGTAAAACGATACGACAACGAGCCTTTTTAGAGGTGTTTTACGCCACTGGTTGTCGTTTGTCAGAGATACACTCTCTTGATCGATCTGATATCAATGCACAAAACATGAGTAGCAACGTTGTCGGGAAAGGTGATAAAGAGCGAGAGGTTTACTTGTCGTTCAAAGCCATGTACCACCTTAACAAGTATCTAAAATCGCGAAATGATGATTGTCCTGCATTGATGGTTACGCAGCGGTCGCCGATCAGACGTATGGATAAAAAGACCATCCAAGATGAGATCAAAAAAATAGCAAAGAATTGTGATCTTGATCATAAAGTTTCGTGTCACGTGCTAAGGCATACATTCGCGACTTTGACTTTAAATAATGGTGCAAAGTTAGAAGCGGTTCAAGAAATCCTTGGACATAGCAATCCGCAAACAACATTGCGATATGCTCACATAACAAAGGAATACAAGCAAGAACAATATAGAAAGCACTTAGTGCAATGAAGCATCTCGATTGGGGTGCTTTTTTCATTGAAAGGAGGGTCTATGAAAAAACCTGATCCAATTATTATCCAAACTATGTCCGGTGTATTTGAACCACTCACAGGCACCTTTGCCGAGGCAGCGCGAGAAACCGACGATGGCGAGAAATCTTTCTCATTCAGCATCCAAAAGGATGAGAGTAATGCTCATTTATTTGATCTCCTCTTGCCAAAAGAAGCGATCATATTCGAGAACGAGCGCTATGTCATTGATCCATACGACCACGATCCACTCGGCACCACTGTCGTAAAGTCTATAGAGGCGCGTCATGAGATATTTGATATCTTAAAAGCTGAGTATCAAACAACCGAAACAACAGGCGCCTTGCGTATCAGACGAGCGCTTGATCTTGCTTTAGCAAACACAGGTGTCACATATACCTTTGTCGGTGCAGACTTGCCTAGTGAAGACTTTGAAAACTTCGGCCGCGCTTCGGCGCTTGAAATGATGCAACAGATTATGGATCGTTTTGGTGTCCATTACCGAATAAGCGGCAGACATTTAACGATAGCGGTTGAAATTGCGCGCTACACCGATGGTCAATTCCGTCACGGTCACAACCTTAAATCGATTCGTGAGCATCAAGACGGATCTGATATCATCACGTACATCGAAGGTTGGGGGCGAATGAATGAGGAGACTGACCAACCGATTGTTAAAACGATATACGAGTCTGAACATAGCGGACGGTATACCGATCACGAAACTGGTAATAAGCGCTTGTATAAAGCATTCTTTCAGGATGACCGCTTTACCACCCAAGCTGGTATTGATGCAGAGGCGGCGCGTAGAGCAAGTGGACTGCCGCACTATCACTTAGAAGTGGAATACGAGGAATTAGTAGAGAATGGTCTTAAGCTACATGACTTTCAATTAGGGGACTATATTTGGGCCATACATGAAAAGATGCAGCTCGATATTCAAGCGAAGATCATTTCCGTCGAGCGCTATCCATATGAAAACAGAAGTCCCGTTGTCGAACTGGGCTCTTTTCGTCGTGACATCACAGACAAAATCAATGGTCTTGAACAGAATAACAAACGCATCGATGTGTTGAATGCATCTGTTGCGGTCGCTAGGCAAGAGTCAATCAACGCTAATGAAGTAGCAAAGGCTGCTCAACAAGCAGTTAGTGGAAACAGTCAAGATTTATCAAATCATATTAACGATATGACACGACATGTAACGCTCGAGCAAGTTCGTAGATGGGATAGCAACCCTTCATCTAGCGATGTGGAAGCGGATATTAGAGCGGTACGCGATGATTTGAACAAGGTTGATGAAAAAGTAGCTTCTGCACAGCAAGAAGCTAGTGATGCTTTAAATCAAGCCAATAACCGCAATAGGTCAAGAGCCTTATTCATAGGTGACGGTACTCAAACGGTTTTTACATTGCCTTTTTCTTATGATATTGGCATGAACCAATTAGACGTGTATGTAGGCTATACGAAGCGTATAAGTGGAACTCCTGCTGACTTATTGCCCGTTGGATTCATACCGGATTATAACGAAACAAGCACAACGCAAATTAGTTTTACTGATGCACCACCGATAAATGCACCAATTGAAATCTTAATAAAGGAGGTGTTGTCTTGAGGAAAGTGCCTGAAGAATTAACCCATCAGGAGAAAGCGGATCAAGCAATGGAAATGGCAAAAGCAATGGGTGCTAATCCACCTTGGAACTCTTTGGCCCTACAAAATAACTACCGCAATTTAGATGGTCACACTTTAAAAGTAGCTAAATTCAATCCGAATGTAATTCGTTTTCAAGGAGCCGTTCGCTCGGGTTTACTATCAGCGAATACGGTCATTACAGTCTTGCCGCAAGGATTTAGACCAATAACGCCAAAAATGCTTGTAGTAGGGCTGGATGGACTTACAGGAGGGTTGTTGGGTTTAGTGTCAGGTAGTGCAATCCTAGATATCTCAACTGACGGGCAGGTGAGGTTAAGAAATGCGTTAGTAGCATCAAACCTCATCTTTTATGGAGTGACATTGGATCTAACATGAAAACGGGGAGCCGATACTCCCCTACGCCTTACACAAGGAAAAGGCGGTACTTATTTATAGCACAAAACACAAGGGAGTAAACGAGCCAAAACTCCTGATAAATATGGCACATGAGAGGAGGGAAGGCGATGGAGGAGAACAAGATGATCAAATATGACACCATGCTAGACACACTGTCAATAGTCTTAACATTCTATATGGGCGTCACAGGGATTTTCTTTATTTTCTCGGATCGAGGGTTGTTTTATCAATCTGAAACTTACAAAGTGATGGCAACATTAATACCGCAGTACGGATGGGGAATATTATTTCTCGCGGCCGCTGTGGTTTTATCAATTGCGGTAGTCGCTGAAACCAAATATCAATATTTATTGTTTATTGCAGGAGGGTTAATGACAACCATCTTGCTATTTTTATATGCATTAGCCTCATTTGATGCAGGTACACCGAGCGTATTGCCTTATCGCTATTTAGCTATGAGTTTATTTAGTGCGGCTATCGCTGTCTTGGGAGGAATAGCATGGAGAACAACACGCCGATTACAAGAGCCGAAGTAAAGGTTGAGATTCAAAAGCAGTTGGCTCCTGTAGTAAAAAAAATGGATGATATGAAGGACGATCACCATAAGTTGCATATATTGTTTTCTGAGCAAAAGGGTGTTCTGATACAGATTGCAGAGAATACAAAAGGATTTAAAGACGCGGTAAATGGTGTTAAAGACAGCGTAAATAAGGTCGATGATCGACTTGGTGTTGTGGAATCAGAATACGAGTTGAAGAGGGAAAATCAAAAAGGGAAGTGGGAGCTACTTAAAATTGTGTTTGGCGCTGGTGGTATTTTTACTGTCATCATATTAGCCATCATACAGCTTTTAGGGGGATTCCCAACGACGTAAGCCATCCTGTGAGACTCGGGGTGGCTATTTATTATGAGGAGGAATTTATATGCAGGAAGTTTTATTGTTCGCTACAGTGCTTGCACCTATCGTGTTAGCACTTATTGAGTTGGTTAAAAAGACGTTCAAGGTGAAGGTAAATCTTTTGCCTTTAATTGCGTTGGTTATCGGTCTATCGATCGGTGCGGCGGCAACGCCTTTTACTGACATGGAATTAACATTAAGGTTATGGGCTGGTGGTTTTGCAGGTCTATCAGCAACAGGGTTATTCGAACTTGTAAAACATCGTGATGGACAAACTAAGGAGGGGAAATAATTATGGCTAAAGTTGCAATGTGTGCAGGACACGGAGGTAATGGATCGACAGCAGGTAAAAGAACACCAGCGGGTGAGTACGAATGGAACTTTAACAATAAGGTAGTACTTGCCGCAATTGCTGTCCTTAGAGCGTCAGGTCATGAGGTATTACGCTTAGATGATCCGACGGGTAAAACAGATGTATCGCTAAAAACACGTACAGACCGCGCTAATTCATGGGGCGCTGATATTTATATCTCTGTCCATCATAACGCTTTGGGCTCTAGGTGGAGAGATGAGGAGACCGGTATTGAAACCTTTACCCAAAATGGCAATCACCCAGACGCTGAAAGGTTAGCGGCGGCTGTACACCCTCTATATGTTAAAGCAATGGGATTGCGTGATCGTGGGGTTAAAAAGGCGAATCTGCATATCACAAGAGAGACGAGGATGCCTGCAATACTAACAGAGGGCGGGTTCATGGACTCTCGCCACGATGTGGCTGTTATGCGTGATGATGACAAATTGAAAGCGCAAGGCGAGGCAATTGCTAAAGGGGCGATTGCTTATTTAGGTGGAGAAGTGACGATTCCGAACGATACAAAGACAGGTGGGGTAATTGTTGATAATAGACCTGCTCCTAAACCATCGAAGAAATCCATCGCTCAAATGGCTGATGAAGTAATCGCTCAAAAGCATGGTAACGGGCACGAAAACCGACGTAAATCATTAGGTATCAGTGTAGCTGAATACGAGAAGGTGAGAGCGGAAGTCAACCGGAAATCAGGTCTAGGATCATCAAAGCCAGCACCAGCCAAGCCTAAAAAAAGCATTGCTCAAATGGCTACGGAAGTCATCAACAACCAACATGGCAATGGTCATGATAACCGTAGAAGATCCTTGGGAATTTCTCAGGCAGAATACGAGAAAGTGCGAGCTGAGGTTAACCGTCGTGCAGGTGGCGGAACAAAGAGTCCTGTTAAATCCGTTGACCAGATGGCTAGAGAGGTGATAGCAGGCAAGCATGGTAATGGACATGAGGCGCGTAGGAAGTCATTAGGTATCTCACAGGCGCAGTATAATCAAGTTAGAGCAAGAGTAAATCAGTTGGGATAAACAAAAAAGCCCCGCTTCGGCGGGGTTAAACAAATTCACTATTATACAGCTATCTTAAGACGTTATAAAAAACTATACATATATCTCGATATAAGATATAATATATATAATAAAGATAACTTGCGATGGATAAGGCTGGGTTCCCGAATGGGAGTATGTGGTTAACCACTTAGAATTCCTTTGCCCCTGAGGTTATCTTTTTTTCATGCCCTCTTTTAATTTATCATATATATACTCAGGGTCTGCTTCAATTTCTTTATAAATTAAATCGATTGTTCTCTGTGAGTATCTGTATATCACTTGTTTCCCCGATTCCCCAGATTGAAATTGAAAGCAATAAGCCTCATCTGATTTTAATTCGAAATAATCCACGAATAACAAGAATACATGCATATTAATTCCAAATTCAATTTCGCTTTTACCTAATCTCTTTTTTAACGAATTAATACAATTTTTTGCACTATGAGGATGTGTTTTATTTGGATCTTTTATTTCTCTTAATACCTTAATTTTCACATCCGAATTATTATCGATGCCAACGAATGAAGTTGCTTTACTCTTATCTTTTACTAAAAAATGTTGATGCTCTATAACTATGGCAAATTTACCATGAGCGTTAGATTTCTTGCTAAGATAACTAATCTCTTCATTTACATCAATTATTTTCTTCGCAATTTCTTCTGGATATTTAGCGATTATCTTGCTATTATCAATCGCTTCCATTGAGACATTTAGTGTAAGGAAATTTTGAGGAATTAGAGTTGTTACATCAAAATTATGAAATTCACTTAATTTCTCGGAAAAGTTAATTACGCATGATTGAAACAAGGGAATATAAACCATTTCATATTCTTCTGTTATAAAGTGAGTGCTCGTATTACGTAGCTCAATTATCTTTTCTAAATTTTTTCTTAAGGGGTCTTTGTCGTTGGTAAATATTTGTTTAACGGCATACTCTAACGAAATTGTTCTATCGCTCTCTTTGTAGTAAATGCTATTTTCTCCAAATTTTTTTATAAGGTGTGATTTCAACATTAGTTCCCAAGCGTTACAGATAAAAAAGGCGAATCCCTCAACTCTGTATTGTATGGTGGGTTTATTGTAGATTTCAATTCCTAGTATAAATGCTTCGTGACTTTTATCTAATAATCTGTCCGCAATTGGTTTTTCAGTTGCCAAAATACCCACGCCTTTTCTAAAAGATTGTAATTTTTATTATACTTTATATATACAAAGGATTCATTAAACATTTATATATTGTTATAAATATAAACACAAAAACCCCGCTTCTCAGCGAGGTCTCAAGGGGGTTATTAAATATCATTACATCATTTTCCATTTTCTCTTAAATAAACTGTATAGTTCTCATCTTCACCTTTATTAGTTAGGTCATGAGAACTGTTTGTTGAACTATCAATTATTTTTATAATTATTTTTAATGAAATGAATGCAATCACTAATAAGAAAGATTCAACAATAGTTATTGTAGTAAATTCATGTATAAAATCAGGAGGTAAATCAGGTGGGGGAGAGTTAAATCTATAAATTTTGTCCACGATAAATAGAATGCTGTGAACTATAACTAATCCCAACCAAATACGGAAGATATTCTTACTTAAGTTTAAATTTATCTTTGATACTGAATAAAATTTAGGTGTATTATTTTTAATTATTAAGGATTTGTAGAGCGGACCTAAAACATCATCCTCAAATAAATCGACTTGTCTCTCCCAGTTATCTTGCCAGGTTTTACTACCCTCATTGACCTTCCACCAACTGTAAGCAAAGACCGATCCTATACAACTAAGAATAACGACATATATACTTGATGACATATCTCTTTCTGAGGATACAAGTAAAAAGTAGCCAGCAAATGTCGCAGCAAGAAAAGTCCAAAAATAAGTCGCTCTTTTCCAATACAGTTCTATTTCAAATTTTCTAATATCCAAAGCATAATTAAGAGCCATCATTTTTCTCTTTTTATCAAATTTATCTAGATAATCATCTTGATTAATAGTTGTACTTTTACTTTTATCGTTCTCATTCAATTAAAATCACCTCTTATTTAGATAACTATAGTATATATCGGTAATTAATTCATTACTAAACAGTTGTTAAAGGTTTATCGTTACTTGTGTAGAATAGGATATTTAAGGAGGTTAAGTATGAGAAGAGAATTTGAAGCATTCGCTTATCTATGGTCCATCCATGATGCAATTATTGATCGGTACCCTAACGCCAACAATCATTATGGTAACTACAATCAAGTTGTTAACTACGCACTCTACAATTACGGTTTTGCCTTCACTGAGCAACAAAAAAGAGACCTACATCAATCGGTCTCCGTACGCAACGACATTTGTCATTTCCGCCACATAAGCTACGACGACTTAGTAACACTCAAGCGCTTATCCTCATCGCTTATACCCGCTAAGATTTCTTCCCACAGTCGATCCTCGTCTAGATCCTCTAAACGTATCTCAAAAGCCTCGTCGAAAGGGCATTTATTCATTTAGCCTGCCCATATAATACAACAAATTCCTTTTTATATCTTTTTTTAGTGTCGACCTTGTCCCTCCAACCATGCCTGTGCGTCCTTTACACCAGTACTGCCAATTTAAATACAGATTATCCACTTGGCTTGGTTCTTCCTCAACTTTAATGTTCGCTTGTTTGAAGTAGTGTCTCTTAGCGAATTGGTCATCTGCAATCAGTTTAAGTATCTGCTGGTGTAGATCGGGTGAGCGGTCATATATGTTGTGTAAATACTCTCTTGTTAGTCGATTGATAATGTATGAGCGTATACTTATTTCTGGTCGATCTTCTACGGTTAACGGATCCCAACCAAAAGGATTTTCAGGTAGTTCCATTTCAATCATCCTTTCTTAGTTGGATTTATTATATACGAATGTATGTTCTGTGCACAACAAGAAAAAAGAACCAATTAAGGTTCTTTTAAAAATCAATTTGTACATCTACTTCATCGCCAGCGCTTTCAAAATCATCATCATGAGGCGCGCTTATCAAGATTCTAACCCACTCGACTTCGTTAGGATCAGAGTTCTCAAGCATGTAAACGATAGTTCCTTTTTTATTAACTGCACCGATAAATTCGCCGCCGATATGATCAGAACTCATGAAGTCAGGGTCTAATTGTTCGCCAGTATTTGTAGTTATAGTCGCCTGATCCATGTAGAAGTTAACTGTGTCCTCAGAGGAATTTGATACTTCCATATCTATACTAATGATGCCTGTTGGTTCGAAGTCGTAGAAGTCAGCTAATTCAGCAGGCCAATCAACAACTTCGCTCACTGTTACTTGAGGTAAATCAAGAGACATGGAGCCAGTTTCAATTGTTTCTGTTGTGTCATTACGTCCTAGCAGGCGCAAAACACCATCTTCGTTAGTATCGCCAACTTGCATTTCCCAATCGTTATCTGAACCAGTGTCTTCGCTGTCTGTCTCCTCTTCCTCGTCGTCTTGATCCTCTTCTGTTTCATCCTCGGTCGTATCTGTCTCTGCCGATGCTGTTGCTTCATTATCAGCCTCATCTTGGTTATTAGATGACGCGTCATCGGAACCACAAGCAGTCAATGTAACAAGACCAACAGCTAGTAAAAATGATAATTTCTTATTCATGTAATGCCCCCTAATGTATTAAATTGTAAACATTGCTAAATTTAATTTTACTATTTAAAACTTAGAGAACACAAGATAAACTTGAAAAATTATGTAATAAACTACTTGTCCGCAATCATAAGCTAATAGCACGCCAAGCTAAGCTATTAGCTTTTAGTTGTATATCCCCGTCAGGTACTACCGTCAAAACTTCTCTTATTTCTCAGACTCGTTATTACCGCTATGATCGACACTCTCATATAAATCATCTACTTTTACGTTCAAAAGTGCTGCCAACTCAAAAGCTCTTTGTATTCGTGGATGACCTTCTCCGCGCTTCCATTTAGTCACTTGTTCAGTAGTCACGCCTAATTTTTTCGCAATGTATTTCGTTTGCAATCCTCTTTCATCTATCCAAAATCCTATTCTACTCTTCATTTTTCATCACCGTTTATGGATTTCTATATTCAATTAGGATAAACCTTTAAGAATTTAAAGTTATTTTTATTTACTTTTAAGTTCTCATACAAGCAATACCGCTAATATCATGTATCAATCGACAACAGAGGAGTGATCACATGAGTAACAAGTGGGTGCGATCCATTAGTTTTAATAGGACAAATAAAGACGATATATTGCGTCTACAGTTGATCGGAAAGAAATCATTCTCGCGGTTTATAAAGAAATTGTTAGACGATGAGATTAAAAGAAAAGGGCTACTACCATCCGATACTACCCACAGCGCTACACCACAGTCAGAGCACAAGGTACTACCGATTAAAAGGGTCGAGGTGGTAACACCGAAGAAGCCACAAACACCACCTCCATATAATCCGATGCTTAGGTCACAAAGATGATCCTTGAGCTGTTGTTAGGTGGTGCAGCGTGGATTGGGGCAGAGTATCTTAAAGAGGGCCATACCGACAAACAGAGGTTAGACCGGATATTCCGAAAGTGTGGTTTATACATCAAATACAACCAAAAAGAGGATACGCCAAAGCTATTGAGGACGAAGAAAGCGATGGACCATACCGAATATGTGTACCGATTACCTGAAGGTTTGACGTTTTCCGATTTCAAGAAAAAGAAAGAGGCAATCGAAACTAGTTTGAATGGATCCAAGGAAGGATTTAAGTTGGGCAACATTAGAAATATAAATATCGACCAGGGACTAAAACACAATATAAAACGAATTACGAACGGAGAGACATACAAAAAAGAGGTACTGTTAAGCTATGACACTGCTCTAAAAGTTAAGATTTACAATCGACCATTAACGGAACTTTTGCCATATGAAAATAATTGCAAAGGATGGACGGTGCCAATTGGGGTGACCCGAGATAAGGAAATCAAACACGACTTTGATAAGATTATGCACATGGTTGTGGCGGGTACGACAAGGTATGGTAAATCAATTTTTTTAAAGACGGCCATTACAACTCTTGTATCAAATCAACCTGATAATGCCTTATTTACTCTGATCGATCTCAAAGGCGGCCTAACCTTTAGCCGTTACAGCAAATGTCCTCAGATACAAGGTATTGCGAGCGACGCAGAGCAAGCGTTGGAGAGACTGGAAATAATCAACGTACAAATGGATGGGGTAATGGATTATCTAAAGGCTGGTGGCTATGAGAACGTACAAGAGGCAGGTATAAAGGCAAGGCATTTTGTCGTTATTGATGAAGGGGCAGAGTTAGCACCGGGGATCGAGAAGGATAAGGAACTTAGGCAAATTAAAAACCAATGTGAAGTGATTTTATCTAGGATTGCACGAATAGGCGGGGCACTTGGATATCGACTCATATATGCCACGCAAACGCCATACAGTGAGGTGCTAAACCACAATATTAAACAAAACTGTGATGCCAAATTGTGCTTTAAGCTGCAGACTGATAAAGCGAGTGAAGTCGTGCTAGGTGAGGGGATAACGGATGCAGCGCATTTACCCTTTATTAAAGGACGTGGCGTTTACCTAACAGACCGCAAATACATTGTTCAAACACCTATGATCGACAATGATTATATCGAGGGAGTGGTAGAGCATGCGAGTAAAAACAGTCGGATCAGTCAGTGATTTTTTAAATAATAAAGAATGTCCACCTAAACAAACTAAAAAAAGAGCTGCCAGTAGACAGCTAAACATAAAAGTTGGCACTGGATTAGCAGCGGGGGCAACCGCAATTACTATATCCAACACCAAAGCTAAAACAGTTTATGCCAGCGCAACCGAGAGTATGCCAATGGATGCTATGCCTGTTTGGAGTCCGATTGACAGCGCAAAGGAGACTATTGTAGAAGCGTTTATGCCACTTGTTGACGCGATCCAAGCACTATCATACCCTATTGCCCTTGTGATGCTCACAGGCGGCGCTCTAATGTTTATGATCAATCAAAAAGAGCGAGGGGTGGGATTGATACAAAATGCAAGCATAGGCTATATTTTAGTGCAGCTCATGCCAATATTTATGAATCTGTTAGTTGGGATCGGAGGAGCCTTGGCATAAAAAAGAAGCGTCCTCATTCGGCGCTTTTTTTCTTTTTATTAATATTTATTTCGTTTTACTTCTCTATATACATCGAGCGAGCGTCTCATAAAGTCAGCTTCTTCTTTAGAGTACTCATCAATTCTGTGTGGTATATGAATGATACCGAGCAGAAAATCAGATGACACATTGAATAGCTCGCAAAACTTAACAAGAGTAGCGTAATCCATCTGTCTTTTATCCTGCTCATAATTAGCATAGGTAACTTTATGGATGCCTAACTTATCCGCTACCTCATATTGGTACAGGTTATGTCGTTTTCGTATGTAGGCTAGTCGTTCGCCAAATGTTTCCATATAGATGCCCTCCGCCCCTAGAATATATCGGGACGGTTTTACAGTCTGTTAATAATCCGTTTCGTGTTTAAATTTTAAATAAAAATCCACTTTATTTTTCTATTTGACGAACAAGTGTTTTGTGATATTATAAAAGTACCAAATTTATTTCCCAATGTAAGTTCCGCTTTTTATAAGTTTTTTATTAAAAAAACAACACTTCTAACATGTTTCGACATTTTTTATATAAAATCTCGTTTATAATTTTCCCAATATCGAATTTAAGAAGAATATTGTAGAATAAAAGGAAGCGAATCTATATGCGATTAACTTACAGAAAATAAAAATTCTTTAAAATTGTAAGTGGGGTGAATAGAATGACTGTGAAAACCAAAGCCACATTAGAGTCTGCTTTGTATTTACATGAAATAGTAAAAGGGTACATGAACGAAAAGAATATTGCCCAAGTGGACATATCAAACGCAATAGATCTTCCACAAGTCTACATATCTAGATTTTTGAAAGCTGCTGGTAAAAATGATTTAGAGTTTGCAACAGTTATAGCAATTGTCCGTTTCTTGGCACCTAGTAATTTCCTTGAAATAATGGACAATTATTGTATCAAACTTGAAAAGCCATTGGGAATAATGAATGCGCTTGAATTCGCATCTAATTATAAACGTGCGGATTTAACAGACAATCTAATCGCAATGCACAGTGATAAAAAAGGCGAGATTAAAGATTGGTTAGATGTATATGATTTAAATAGAAGAAAACCCCATATGACAACATCAGAAATTGTTGAGAGTTGCAAGAGTCTTTATGGAAAAGTATCTTCAATAGAAATGAAAATCAAGCTAGATTTAATAGAGACTGTCTCTACCTATAGAAATGATTATAGGATCTTATTACAGATGGCTGATCGATTAGAACCGAAGTTGGATAAGGTTAGAGGTAGTTTTATTAAAGATTCATTTAAGGTTAAACTGTACGTTTTTTTTGCTAATGCTCACCTCTATTTTAACAATAACGTAGATAAGGCAAGGTATTACGCAGATTTTGTGATAAATAGTAATGTAGCCCCTCTTTACTTAGTTGCTTCTGCACATTTAACTACCGGTCATTCTCACATGTTTACAGATCGTGATAAGAGTATTAAACAAATTGATAGAGCTGCACTATTGTTTAAAGGATCACATCACGATTCCTTCTCTGAAGAGTTAAAAACGAATGATATTCCGTTTGTCTTAAATTATCATAAAATAATTATCGAAACTCCTCTAAAGGGCGAGGAACTAGCTCATCAATATATTGTAAGAGGAGAGTTAGATAAAGCTAGTGAAGTATTAAATGAAACCGGGAATGATAATCCTTTTACTTCATTATATAAAGGGATGGTAACCAAAGACATACAACACCTATTGAACGGGCACGCGCAAATTGTGAAAATGGGAATGTTGTTCTATAAAACAATATTTGAACGGGAAATAAATAATTTACTTAATGAAAGGAGGTGATTTGATGAAGAAATTAAAAGGAATGGTGGCTATCGTAGTTGTATTAGCAACGGTTTTAATTCCGACGGTTAATGATCAATACGAACTAGTTAAAGTCGATGAAAAAGTTGAAAAGCGTGGCGGTCCATCACACCCAATTATTGATACTTAAGATATTACAATTAATAGCAGGCGTCATTAGACGCCTTGTTGACATATGGTTGAGAACTTATCTTAATCGTATGTGAGCACGTTGAGCAGTTGGACAAGTGAAACAAATAAAAGGTATATCGTGATAAAACAATAAATGACAGGGCGGATCGGAGTGTTACAGATGAGAACTACTATTGAGAGTTATGATGTTCCAAGGGGAGTTGTGATTGCTACAGATGATGTTTTAATTATAGGAAAAGGAAATAAAACCAGTCAAACTAATAGAAAGAAAGACTGGTTTTGACCACATGACCACGTTACGACCACGCAGTTTAAATCATAATGTTGTATTGGCATACAAAAAGAATCAAATAATTGATAGTGGGAGTCCTTAATACATAACAGGCAGGATCAAAAATATTCAATTGGTAACAAATAGAATCATCAAGGTACAAAATGTTAACTCAATACAAATCATGTGGAGTGTGTGGCGGTTTTAACATTGATTTAACAGGATGTTACGTGAGCTATTAAAAAAAGAAAGACAAACAGAATGAAAAAAGAGAGCTTCCTCATAAGGTAGCTCTCTTTTTTACATCGTTAAGTAGAAAGAGGGGACAACTGCATTTACGTACAGTGTAGTAGGAAATAATCGTTTTAAAACGGTTCAAAACCCTAAACGATAGTACATAAAAGACACCCGCTCATTTGAGCGGGTGTAAATAATTTCGTTATTCTGTTGTTTCAACAACACGTTCGAAAGAGCTATCTCCATAAGTAAATTCTTTTAACGTTACTGGCTCACCTGGGTATAAGATTTCAAAACCAATTACTGCATCAACAGTAGCGCCTGGTTTAACGTTTGTATCGCCCATTTCAACTAATTCCGTTTTGTAGTCTTCAGGATATAGGCCATTTGAACCCATTAACGTTTCCACAGTCGTGTCTGTTTCTTGTTCAGCGGTAATGCCTTGGGATATCCAAGGGCTTACTGCATCTTCACTATTATTCGTAAAGGTTAATTCAACTGCCAAGATTTGTGTACTTGCATCATATTGGCTATCTAATTGCTCAATTTCTTTAATTTCATAGACAAATTCGCCGGTATCGAGTGTAGTGTCATTGGTTGCGCTATCATTTTCTTCTTGTGTATCTTCTTCAGTTTCGTCAGCATCTTCAGTGCTCTCGTCTGAAGTCTCTGTACTGTCCGCAGATGTTTCCTCTACTGGATCCGTTGTTGTTTCTTCGTTTCCATCCCCACATGCACTTAATACAACTAAACTCACTAAAGCGCTAGATAATAAAAGCTTTTTCATAAATAAAACCCCTTTTTATGTAATGAGTCTCTATTATAAAGGTCTTATTTCTGTAGATATATAGCTTCGACATAATTAGACGATCGCCGAATAAATGTTTAAGTTTTCTGTAATTTTGTAGGTGATGAATCTTTAAAAATTTGTTCATACTGATTGATTTTTTATAAAGTTCTTCTCTTTAAGAAGTAGAAAGCGCTCTACTTAAGCGAAGGGGGTTTAAGATGTTAAGCATTCAACAGAATGGAAACAATACGGCAGATGTATACAAAGGATTAACGATTGTAGCTCGATTCATTCGTCAGAAAAATGGGCAAGTTGCTGTAAAGGTTCTAACAGATGGTCATGATGAAATGACGGATAATGAGCAGAAGGCTTTATTAATTGTGAAAGAAAGAATTTAG